AAGATCATTAAAAAATCTTGTATATACCAATGTTTATGAAAGATTGTATGTTCCAACCTTTGGCGGAAATATAATCAAAAGTCTGTTCGAAAATGCCACTACTGATTCATTATATGCTATCCAACAACAGTTAGATAATGCTATTACTAATTTCGAACCAAGAGTAACTCTAACTTCAATAAATCTTACTACTTCAGATGTTGCAGGAGCCGTTGGAGTAAATATAACTATTACCTATACAATCAATAAAATTCCCGGGGTACAATCCCTTAATATATTTGTGGATAGAGTTCGTTAAAAGAGGCAATAAATACTAATATATGTCAGCCAACAGCAGTATAAACTTATTACCTCTTGACGTTCTTACCTATAAGAATTCCTTGATTGCATATATGCAAACACAGGATATCTTTAAAGGTTATAATTTCGAGGCACCAAACTGGAATGTTCTTCTAGATATTCTAGCCTACAACTCTTTCTTCATGGCATTCTATGGTAATATGATAGGGGCAGAAATGTTTTTGGATTCTGCCCAACTTCATGATTCGGTTGTTTCTCATGCCAAAGAATTAAACTATCTTCCCCGTTCAAATAAATCATCTGTCGGTGAACTTACAATAGTAATAAACACTGGCAACGCCAATGTTACATCAGCAGTCATTGCCCAATATACATCATTCAATGGAAGAATTGGAAGCAATGCCTATACCTTTTCAACAAATGCTGCAATAACTGGTCTATCTTCAAATAGTACAATAAATTTTTCTAATGTACAGATATATGAAGGTGAATTGGTAGTAGATGCTTATTTGGTTGATTATTCTAACACTGCACAACGTTTTATTATTTCAAATGCCAATGTAGATACATCTGGTCTTTCTGTTATTATTTCAGAAGATAATGGAGCATCAAATATTGAGTATCTTCTTGCACCATCTCTATTTGGATTATCTGGAAATTCTCATGTTTATTTCCTACAGGCATCTGAAAATAATCAGTATGAATTAGTATTTGGAGATAATGTTACTGGCCGTAGACCAAAAGATAATTCAATTGTTTATGCAACATATCGTGATTCATCTGGATCACTACCAAATATGATTAGTAATATTGTACCAAATGGTTTGGTTGGTGGTTATTCAAATGTAACTATAACTCTAAATGGTCCAACATCAGATGGTGCCTTTGCTGAATCAATAAGTTCTATTAAATTTAATGCTCCACGAGCATTCAATGCCCAAGAACGTTGTGTTACGACAGAAGATTATGAAACACTATTACCAATTGAATTTCCTGAAATTATTTCGATTGCTGCATTCGGTGGAGAAAATGCAACGCCACCTCAATATGGAACTATCTTCATTTCAGTTGTAATCAATGGGATAAATGGACTACCAGCAGGAAAAATAACTGATTATACTAATTATTTAAATAGTCTTAATACTGTTACAATTGTACCACAATTTATTGCCCCTATATTCCTATATGTTGCATGTGATACCAATATCAAATATGACATTGGACAAACTACAGCAGACCCAGGAACAATAGCCACAGAAGTTTCGAATACAATTATGTCATTTGCCAACACTAATTTGAACGATTTCAAATCAACTCTATACTATAGCCAATTGGTATCAGCAATATCTAATTCAGATTCAAGTATTGTAAGTAATGAAACAGAATTACTTTTGATTAATTACATATATCCAATCGCTGGAATATCAAACAACTATCCTGTATCATTCTATCAGCCATTAGTATCAACACTTGCACCTCTAGGATTAGCATATCCTGCAACTACAGAAACTTGCATAACTTCAACTATATTCTTATCAGAGGGAAAACAGGTACTTATTGAAGATGATGGAGCAGGAAATTTGAGATTAGTAAGTATTCCAACAACAACTGCAAATCAAGAACATTCTGTAATTAATATTATAGGTACTGTTAATTATGCAACTGGTATTGCTCAAATAAACAATCTTTTAGCCGATACATCAGCTACAATTAAGCTATATGCACAGGCTGCACAACAGGATTTGCAGTCAAACAATAACGTTGTACTAAGTATCCTTCCAGCAGATGTAACTATTACCGTAGAACAGATAAGTCAATAAAATGTTTGAAGTTTCGCAAAATACTATCTCTCTATTCGTTGAGGATCAGTTTCCAGAGTTTTATTCAATTCAGGGACCGAACTTCATCCAATTTATGGAGAATTATTACCAGTGGTTAGAAACTACTGGAAATCCTGATTGGTTCTTTGAAAATGCAAGTAATTTAAGAGATATTGACAAGACTCTTCCTTCATACATCATCCATTTTAAAGAAAAATATCTTCATGATATTCAGTATGCTACAATAGCAAATCAAGTAACATTTATCAAGAATGCTCTAGATTTCTATCGTTCAAAAGGAAATTTCCAATCAGTTGATTTATTCTTCCAATTAGTATACGGCGAAGACGCTGATATTTTCTATCCAAAAAATTATATGTTAAGAGTATCTGATGGACAGTGGGTAATTCCTACTTATCTTGAAGTATCCGACTCTCCACTTAACCTTTCATATATCAACAAACAAATAGCTGGTGTTCACTCAGGAGCAACTGCTTTCGTAGAACGTTTTGTTAAAAAGAAGATAGGAACCAAGACAGTAAATGTATTCTTTGTTTCTAACTTAGTTGGTAACTTTCAAACTGGAGAATTATTATCTGCCGGTGGAGTTATTCAAGATATTGCACCATATATGGTTGGTTCATTAACAACCTTGGATATCATAGAAAGTGATCCAGGATTCGAAATAGGTCAAGTAGTTAATCTTATCGACCAATATAATGAAATCAATGGATCAGCTATTGTTTCTGATGTAACAACCCAAAGCGGATTAGTAAATTTTGATTTAATCAATGGTGGTTATGGATTCAATACAAATTCAATCGTTTCTATTTCCGAGAATGTATTATTTTTAAGCAATGTAATGGTATCTAATACCGAATTAGAATTTCCATTTCTTTATTTTGAACAGGTATACCAGAAATCAACCAATACCACAGCTAATGTTATAGGACTAGCCGTTCCCAATAATATCAACTTAGCTATTGGTGAAGTTAACCCACTCGATTTTAATTGGGTTGTTGGTAATGAAATATATCAAGGAAACACATCTGGAATCATAACAACAGTTAGTTATGCAACTGTTAGTTCTGTTTATACTGCGTTTATACTTGCAACAAGTGTTACAGGTGGAATATTTGAAACAACTGAAGATATTTTTAGTAATAATGGTGCATATGGACTTCTAAACTCATTTAATATGAGTATTGGAGTTATCTCAATTTCTAATACCTTCTTGGCATCTAATTCATGGGCAAACAGCCTATTGGTTGGTCTAACATCAAATACTACTGCCGCAATTAATTCAATTTCTCAAGGAACTGGAGCATCATTCTCTATTGGATTAATTGATAATCTTGAAAACTTTACCATTTCAGCAGATTTTTTGAATGGTTATGATGTAGCTAATATTCCTTATTTGGACGTTCAATTGGATGGAGCAAATTCAGGAATGTTCATTAACTCTTATGGATTTGTAAGAAATCCATTAGCTAACCTTTCTTCTCTATTGATTGAGACTTTTGGTGGAGTAACAATCACCGACAATATTGGAACAATAGAGACAATAACTAATATCAACCCAGGATCTGGATATAATACACCTCCATTCGTTTTGATATATGACCCATTGACTTCACAGGCCCAGTTACATGATTATATCATTGATATTAATACTCTTACATTAAATTTCATTCCAAATGAAATAGTAACACAGGGAGTAGTTATATCAAATAGTACTACAATAGTAGTATCCGGTGCCCAAGCAACTATTGGGAACTTTGCCATAGTTAATCGTGGAACAGGATATACAAACGGAGATTTAGCAACTGCTGCTTCATTAGGAGTAAACGGAGTAGCTAATATAACAACATTTTCAAATGGAACTATTGATTATCTATTACCAGTAAACTATGGAACTGATTTTACTCCAAGTAGTAACAATATAACAGCACTTTCAAATGCAACTGGTGGTACATCTACAGGAAGCGGAGCAAATGTAATTGCAGTAGGAGCAACATTCCTATTAGGTGATTTTGTTTATGAATCAAATGGAACAGCAAATATAGCTACAGGAACAGTTCAAGCTACTGATTTGGTACTTGGTAATGGTATTCTATATGTTAATAATGTAACTGGTGTATTTACTACTGCCTTTGGAATTGCAGCATTTGCCTCAAATACTACTGCAACCATTTCTTCTGTTAATACTTCAGACTTTACTGTAAGTGCAAGAGGATATATCAAACCAACTTCTAATACTAGTGTATTATATGTTGGAAGATTATCTTATGATACTTCTTTTGTATCAGATGAACCAATAATTGGTTCTGTTTCTGCCGCCACAGCTAATGTGGTTACAGTTGTTAGTGATCCTACATCAAATATCGTCGGATGGAATGCAACTGTTGCTGATTTAGTTGCAACTGGAACTGGAATAGTAACAGAATTGCTTGTAACATCTTCTGGATTTGGATATTCAAATGGAGATACTATTACTTTTGAGCCTGCTGATAGTTCATTAAATGGAACAGCAACTGTAATTCTTGGCCGTCAAGGAACTGGTGGTGGATACTATCAAGGAACCGGTGGATTCTTAGATAATGATCAGGTTATTCAAGATAGTTATTACTGGCAGACATTCTCTTATGAAGTAAGAACAAGTGTTCCATTTGATACATATGAAGATATTTTTACAAGAGTAATTCATCCAGCAGGAACTAAGTTATTTGGTGGAGTTTATTTAATTTCAAATTCTGCCTTGGATATAATAGCTGAACCACTTGATACTATCTACTCAATGTATGTAACCAGTAATGGAAATGTAGAAGAGTTCTTTCATCCAGGAGATATTATAACTCAAGGTGATGCTAATGGTACAGTAGATGATACTCATGCAGTAATCAATATTCAAATATTAAGTGAAAGTAATTATCTAGGCGATGAAACTGTTGATATTCTAGTGACAGAAGCAAATGTTATGTTGCTTGATGAACAACAGCCACCAGATGCTAATGCAGCTATTGAACCATTTATTAATACTGAAGTTATTCAATATTTTCCAAATACACTATTTGTTGTTGCAATGGGAACCATAACTGCTGCTGTTGTAAATGGCGCATCAGAAACAATGTATATAAGTAATACTCAAGGAATTTTCTTAAGTACTATAGACTCACAGGCAGCAAATATCAATGTTATTACTTCATTGAATCTTAGTTATGAATTATTGCAACAGTTTTCTTTGATTACTGTTATAAATCCAGAAGAAACAACTGAGTCATTTGCTCTTGGAGAAACTGTTACAGATTCAACTACAAGTTCAACCGCAGTTGTTCTATTTTCTAATGCGAGTGCCGTACAACTTGGTACTATTTCAGGGGCATTTAATACCGGTGATATTTTGATTGGGGCAACTTCAAATGCACGAGCAACTATAAGTAACACAGCTTTTAATACAGTTCAAACTTTTACTGCTAATACACCAGTATGGCAAGAAGTATTTGTAATAAATTTACAAAACATCACAGGAACATTCAATATTGGAGATACAGTTTATCAGTCTAGACAAAATTATAACTCACAAAATGCAGTAACTGAAAATACTGTAGTTGGGTTTATCAGCAGTCTAAACACAGTTTCCATGTCAGTAATAAGTCCTCTTGGTTCATTTACTAATAGTTCATTAATTATTGATGCTAATAGTAGTGCTACCGCCATAATCAATGGAGTAAGAACAGCAAACATTGTTACAGCTAATGTATTGTTAGCAAATTCAAGTATCCTACAAGTTAATGATGTAAAGGGTGTATTTAATTTAAATCAGTTTATATATGGACCAAGTGTATTTGCTACTATTTCTGCCCAATCAACTATTATTACTTCATTACAGGTAAATACAGCCCTAAATACTATTGATTTTGCACTAAATGATGGATGGTTTGAAGCAAATAGCACCCAAGTAATGGATTCAAACTCAGGAGCAATAGCCAATATTATTGGGATCGCAATATCTGGAGAATAAATGTCAAGTACTGAATTAATAACAGAACGTCTAAGAGCATCAATTGTATTTGATACATATTCTGAAGTTGTTAATAATGACATTATTCTTTATGTATTTGGCTCAAGAAGCATTCCTTATGCTGCCAACGATACAGCTATAATTCAATCAACCGATTCTGAACATGATCTAGTTGTAGATGCTTATCAAAATATGCTTTTTGGTAAGATAGTTACTCCAACAGATATCGTACCGATGATTCCTCGATATGATTGGGTATCCAATACTGTTTATGCCATGTATTCTGATACAGATATTAATTTATATACAGAAAATTTTTATGCTGTAGTAAATGCTACATCTCAATATGATGTATTCGAATGTATTTTCAATAACTATGGAGTTCAATCAACTTATCAACCAACTCTAAGTGATACTAGCCCAAGTGAACCTTACTATGAAACTGCTGATGGATATTTCTGGAAATATCTATATTCAATTCCTATTTTAAGTTTTACCCAATTTGCTACTTCAGAATTTATTCCTCTATTACCTAATATAGCAGTAGCCGACGCTGCTGTTGATGGGGCAATAGATGTTGTCCTTATTGCCAATAATCAATTTGGTCAATTAGAAGCTGGTTCAGGATATAACAATTATCTTGAAGGTCAATGGATTTCATCAGATATTCAGGTGGCAGGAAACTCTGTTCTTTATGGAGTATCAAATACAGCATCTAATGTAAATGGATTTTATTCAAGCTGTATGCTTTATATTAACGGTGGAACAGGCCAAGGACAATTTGTCCAGATTACAGATTATAAAATAACAGCTAATATTAAACAAATAACTATAGCATCTCCTTTTGGTATCCTTCCAGATATTACATCAAGTTATCAGATTTATCCATGGGTAGATATTGTTGGAGATCAGCATGTAACAGTTAATGCATATGCAAGAGCATTAATTAATACTTTTTCTTCAAATAGCATATATCAAATTGATGTTATTCAGCGTGGTGCAGGATATAGAAGTGGTAGTGCAACTGTATTAGCAGACCCATCTGTTACTGTATCAAATTCTGCTATATTAAATGTTATTATCTCTCCACCAAATGGACATGGAGCAAATGTTTATATTGAGTTAGGAGCAACAAATCTTGGAATTGGTCTTACATTTGCAAATAATGAAAATAGTACAATTTCAACTGGAAATGAATATAGAACAGTTGGTCTTCTTCAAAATCCTCTATTTGCCAATGTTCAACTTAATTTAAATACTTCAGCCGAAACTGCTGGAACTAATGGAATATTCATCATCGGTGAAACCATTGTAGAGTTTACTCCTATAATCCTATCTGGAACAGTTGATGTAACAGCAGGAGAGACTGTTGTAGTGGGAACCGCTACAGACTTTGAAAATCAATTTGCTTTTAGCAATAACATCTATATTAATGGCGGAACAGTTGTATATGTAGGAACTGTTGCTTCAATAACAAATGCAACTTATCTAACACTATCTGCTAATTGTCCATTCTCAAATACAGTAGCTAATGTGGCCCTTGTAAATCTAGGGTCTAATGGAATAATAACTTCTGTAACATCAAATACTATCAATATTACAAATGCATCTCCTACATTTGAAATAGGAAATACAATAATTGGTCTTTCATCATTTGCCACTGCTATTATAGCTGGATATACCATCAATGATTTGAATAAAACTTTCAGCACATTTATTCAAACAAATAGATATATTGGTGATGTAACTAGTGGAATTTTTGTTGATAGTGAATGGGTATATACAGGAAATATTACTCAGGCCAATGCCTCTTTCTATGCTCTATTTACTGCTGGTGATGAAGCCAACGGCCAGATTAGTATGTTAGTTTCAAATCAGGTAGGTTCATTTATTCCTAATACAGTTATCCAAGGAAACAGCAGCGGATCATTATTTAATATAATTTCAGCTTTTCCAGGAGACTTAGTTCCTGATAGTGGAGAGATTTTATATCTAGAAAACAACTTGGCAATTCCAAGATCAAACTCCCAATCTGAAATAGTTAAAATTATAATCGAGTTATAAAAAATAGCTAAATATTGCTATAGGATAAAAGATGCCCCTTCAAATAAATCTAGATACACCACCATATTTCGATGATTTTAGTCCTTCAAAGGATTACTATAAGATTCTTTTTAAACCTGCTGTAGCAGTACAGGCTCGTGAGTTAAATCAACTTCAGACAATGCTTCAGAACCAAATTGAACAGTTTGGTGATAACATCTATGTATCCGGAACAATTATTCAGGGATGTAACTTCATATTTTATGATAACTATCCATATATCAAAATTAACGATAATGATGTAAATGGAAACAACATCAGCGTTGCTGAATTTGTTGGTCTTAATGTAGTAGACTCATCAAACTTGGTTGCCTTGATTGTTGATTCAGAAGCTGGTTTTCAATCACAAGACCCAAATCTAAATACTCTTTATTTAAAATATATCAATTCTGGAATATCCGGAACTAATACAGCCTATACAACAGCAGAAACTCTTACTGTTTATAATGCAAATAACATTGTCGAATATGTAAAGGTTTCAAACGGTGGAAGTGAATTTGTAAACACCAACTTCGTTGTTTTTGCATCTGCTTTGGCTATTACCAATACCTCTGGTGGACTAACTTTCGCCAATGGTTCAAGTGGTTCAAATGTATTTAATATTGGTGACACAATCAATTATGTTGGAGTAGCAAATGTTCGTTCAACTATTGTATCAATCAATTCAACATCTAATTCAACTGCCTTAATATTAACAGTTGCTCCAGTATTAGCCGATTTAGAAGCAGCAAATTCAAACCCAATTAACTGGACATTTACTGTTAATACAAATCCTCATGAATTAACAACCAATACAGCATTTACAATTGCAGCAGTAATTGGACAGGGTGCAGGAGCATCACTTGTTACTGATGGATTTGGAACAATAAAGAATATCAATATAACAGCCGGTGGTTCTGGATATTATGTTCCACCATATGTTACTATTTCATCTACAGTCGGAGCAATTTCTGCTGCCAATTTGATTGCCCAGACATTCCTAACTCAATTTCAAATTGCCTCTGTATCTAATGCTATAGGAACAGGATATGCATTTGGTATTAGTAGTGGAGTAATATATCAAAAAGGATATTTTTCTCTAGTTAATGCTGAGACAATCATTGTTGACAAATATAGTAATACACCAGATCAATTAGTAGTAGGATTCAATACCCAAGAAGCAATCATCAATAGCAATCAAGACCCATCACTTCTTGATAATGCTGCTGGAACACCAAATTTTGCTGCTCCGGGAGCAGATAGATTAAAGTTAACACCAACATTGCAGGTACAAGCTGCAAATGTTGCTTCATCAAATGGATTATTCTTTCCAATTGTAGCATGGAATGGCGGACTTCCTTACAAACAAAATCAACAGACTCAATTTAATACTGTAGAAGCATTACTTGCTAATGATGTTTACAATACAGCAGGAAATTTCGTTCTTGATCCATTTTTAATTACAACAGAATCTGCACCAACTCTAACTGATGAATTAACTCAATTTGAAGTATATGTTGATCCAGGCACAGCATTTATAGATGGTTATGAAGTTAACATTGTAACTCCATTTTCAGTAGTAAACGAAAAAGCAAATACTACCCAGATATTGAATCCTGATAATATCAGTATCAATTATGGTAATTATGTCATAGTTAATAATCTTGGTGGAACATTCGAGTTTCAACAGGCTGCACAGGTATTTTTATATAATTCACCAAGTAATTATCTTTCAAATACAGAAGCATGGACAGCAACTCCTGCTCCAAATACTAGTGGGCTTGGTTATCTTGGAACAGCAAGAATTCGTTCAATAACATATAATAGCATAAACACCGGCGCAGGAGCGAACGGTGGACCTTTATATAGAATGTATTTGTTTGATATCAAAATGGCTAATGGAGCAAATTTTGGAGAAGTTGGATCAATCTATGCAAATAATTCCGGAGCATTCACTGGTATTGCTGATGTAGTTCAGACAAATAATGTAACGATTCTTCAAGAAACAGGAAGCAATGATGCTATCATATTCCCTATTGGAACAATAGCTACTGAATCTGTATCAAATATTCAATATGCCTATCGTGCAACTTCTACATTTCAAGCAAATACAACAGGAAATGTAGTAGCAACATCGGTAGCTGGAGAAGTATTTTTAAATAGTTCTGCCTTATACTTTGAAACAATCCTTGTTCCACAAGCAAATATTGTATTTGCAAATGCAACTGGAACAATTGCTGTTAATACTTCAACAGTAAATGTAGTTGGTACTACTACAACTTTTACAACAACATTTGCTGCTGGAGATTATGTAAGTGTAACAAATTCATCTGCATCAGAAGTTAAACTTATTACATCAATTGCAAATGATATTTTCCTAACATTTGATACACCTTGCGGAATGATAGATGCTTCAGCTAATATAGCCCTAGCTCTACCAGAAAGTATCCCAGTTAATATGTTATCTCATGGTCGTGCTATTAATTTTAATGGCAGTGGAAACACAATGACAATTAACCTTGGAAATACTCCAAGTGGAACTACAAACTGTTCATTGACCTATACTTCTGTTGTATTGAATGCAACACCTATTTCAAAAAGTGTAAGTCGTGGAGTAACCGTTACAATTGATTGTACTAACAATATAGCTAATAGTGTTGGACCTTGGTGTCTTGGTGTGCCGGATGTTATTAGATTAAACTCAGTTATTATGAATTCTTCATATGCAGGAGTATCAAACTTAAATGTAACATCAAGTTTTAATGTTATTGGTGGACAAACAGAAGATTATGTTGATTTAGCTCAACTTACATTAACACAACAAGGTTCTAGTCTTTTATTACCGTTTGCTAATTTAACGGTAACATTTGATTGTCTAGTTAAAAACCAAGATGGTGTTTCTGTAATAACAAGTTATCCAATAAATGATGGACTAGCTTTTGGTAGCTCTCCAGCAACTATAAACACACTTGAAATTCCTGAATTATATGGAGATACAGGAACATATTATGATTTAAGAGATTGTATCGATTTCAGACCTATTGTTCTACCAACAGCAAATATTCTTGCAACAACTGTAAATCCTGCTGTTGCAAACGATGTTACAAAATTTGGTAACACATTATCTACATCAAATAACAAGAGATTCCCACATCCTATATCAGTTGCAAATCTATCTTCAACCTATTATCTTGGAAGAGTAGACCTTGTTGTAATGAATGGAAATGGAGTATGTACTGTTATAAATGGAAGACCTGATGTTGCAGGAAAAGTAGCACAACCTACTGCTCCTGTAAATACTCTTATTCTAAATGGATTGGATGTTCCTCCATATCCTTCACTACCTTTGTCTTTGTCCGCAAATGTTATACAGTTTTCGGACACATCAGTTGTTAATGGAAAGATTGCTGGAACAAGAAAAGATAATTTCACTATAACAATTGCATCTTCTGCAACCGGAACTCCTGCTCTACAGCCTCAAGGATATACAATGCAGGAAATTGGTGAATTAGAACAAAGAATCCAAAATTTGGAACAAGTTGTTCTACTTCAGATGTTGAATAATACTGCAAATAATCAAGGAACTACTCAGTTTGGATTTATTGCTGATAATTTCTCTACAACTGATTATTTAAATATGGCCGATCCTGAATGGAATGCCTCTGTTATAAATGGAGAACTAGTTCCATTCGCAGCACAGTTTAATCTACCAATGATTTTTGCATCTGCAAACGGATATGCAACTCTTCCATATATTGCATACCCATTAGTTCAACAATTAAATGCAACAGGAAATGCTGCAATTTCTCCAACTCCTGTCATCTATCATGGTATTATGGAAGTAAAACCAACTCATTATAAAATAATTGGTACATTTTCAGCAAATAATAATACTCAGACAAGTAAGAATACTTCAAAAACTGGCGGAAGAATGTCAAATACATCAGTTGGTACTTATCTGCCCTCTTCTTCTTAATCAATAAATAGATATATGACAACAGTAACAATTGGAAATACATCTATTACCATAACCCAAACTGGGTTGGTAACAACTAATAAAGTAAATAAAGTAACAGCCAGCAAGGATGTTCTTACTGAAGTTGCTAAAGCACAAAAATTTAAGGTTCATTGTACTGGATTGAAGCCATTAACCGCCCATACTTTTACTTTTGGTGGGGTCGATTTTACTAACAAATGCAAACAAAAAGGTAAAAAATTAGGAGCAGGATTAACAACTGGTAAAAATGGTGATATTAAATTTAAATATCATCATGCAAAGACATTTGATACTATAGATGTAACAGATGTAGTAGCATGGGAACAGGCTAAAAATATGGCTGCTGCTTTTGAAGTAGCAGAAGTTCAATCAATAGACGGAACATCATATGCCGAATTTGTTGTAAACTCTTCGATAAAGAAAGCATTAGTTAAATGGTTTGCAGCATGGATTAATGCAAATGGATCAGCTTAAGGAATAAAATGACACTTTACGGATCACAAGTATTTTATATAGACCCCGATGCAGTAAACGGTGCAGACGATGTTTTTATCGTTGATGTAAAGTTATTCTTTGCCAAACTTCCTCCACCAATTAATATTGCAGGAATAGCAAATCCTTATGTATCAATTATGTTGTGCCAGACAACAGGAAATAATGTTCCAGACCCAACTACAATAATTGCTGATTCATTATCACAAGTTGCATTAGCTAATATAACAGCATCGAGCAATGCTAGTGTTGGAACTACCTTTACATTTAATTCACCAGTTCCTGTAGAATCTGGTGCATATTATGGAATTCTAATATCATTTGGTACTCCAGAATTCCAACTATGGGAAAATGTACAGGGTCAGGATTTACTTGGAACTAATACACCATCACAGGGACCATCTGGTCAATATACTGGTGCCTTTTATCATATGGGATCAAATGGTTCCTTAAATTCATTAGCCGGAACTACCCTTAAATTTGCAGTTGATATAGCTAAATTTACTTCTAATTCTGTTGAAATAGAATTAACTAATGCCAATTACGAATTCATTAATTATACTGACATTTCTACTGTATTCATTGGAGATGAAGCTGTATATCAGGATTTTGGTGGGGCTGCTAACGGAGCATTATCTAGCATTACATTTTATGGCGCTGGAACAATAAGCATCAATTCAACATCAAACACAATAATTGGAACAGGTACATCATTTACTAATACTCTTATTGGATTTGTGCCAAACGATCAAATTATAGTTACCGACGGAACAACTGGAAACATAGATATTCTAACAGTATCATCTGTTCCAAATGATAATACTGTTATAACTACTTCAACCCCATTCTTTAGTAATTCAGCAGCACACTATAAGAAAACTGCTGTTGCTACAATGTATAATCCAGATTACTCAAATAGCCAGATGATTTTAAGCAACTCGGTTGCAAATTCAACCTGTCAATTTGTACCTTCTGGAATATCAACATTTGATATTATCGCTGGTGGAACAGGATATACCAATACAGATTATTTACTATGGATAGCCGGTGGTTCACCAACATCCAATGCAAAAATAATAACCGATGCCAATGGAACAATTATTGGGTTGAATATTTCTAATGGTGGTTTTGGATATACTGCATCTTCAAACACAGCTAATGTTAGCTTCTATGCAGCAAACGGAGCAGCATCAAACGGAATAAGTGGAAATGTATCTGCTATATTTGGTGGAACTATCCGTGGTATTCTTTCTGGTTCATGGTTGACATATGATTCATTTTATGATTTCCCAATATCAACCTTCACACCAGAAGTTCTTGTAAAACTTCCTGATATTGCAGTATCAAATATTGTAATCAATTTTGCTAATACAACTCATTATGTTAATGTGTCTAGTCAGTTTACAGCAGTTCAGGATGTATATACTACATCTCCATTCCCTGCTGTTATCATGAGTAGAACCAATGAAGTAAATACTCCAACAAGTCAATTGGAATTGGTTGGCACTGAATACAAGTCTTCATATCTATTTGCAAATTTAACTGTTAATGCATCAAATGTCATGTTGTTTACTTCTCCATACATGTATGAAGAAAAACTTGATTTGATGACTTATTATTATCAAATAAACAACTCAGATTATGCAGAAACCACAAATAACGGCAATTGCATATCTAAGGCCATAACCGAGACAATATCCTTCGCAAATGGATTAGCTGAAAATATTTCATTAAATGCGTCGATATATCAACCACTTGGAACGACAATTGAGGTGTTTGCTAAAATATGGAATCCAAATGATCCTGAGTCATTTAATGCACAATCATGGACTCAGTTACAAATAACAAAAGGTGCTGGTTTGGTCAGTTCAAGTGTAGACCCAACTGATATGATTAATGTATCATATTCTCTTCCTGCATTTCCACCAACAGCCAATAATCTTGCACTTATCACAACTTATCCTGGTGTAGTTACTGTCAACACTACAGCCGGAAATACAACAATTTTGACCTCATCAAATTTGGTAAGTTTAGGTACATCAAATATTATATTATCCGGTGATGTAATTAAAGTATATAATCCAACTCCTGGATTTTCAAATGGAGATTATTTTATAACTACTGTATTAGCAGCTAATGGAACAGCCATAGATGTAAGCTATATACCAGTAGGAAATAATAGTGTTAATGGTTCTGGATTTGTAATAGATCGAATTAATCCATTATTTTTTAACACCGCATTCCTAGATGCAACAAATGCTGGTATTGCAAGTTACTATGATAATAATCTTGCGAAATTTGTAGGATTCTCAACAATGGCATTTAAGTTCTTGTTCTTATCAAATTCATCTGTAATTGTTCCAAAACTTGGAAATTACACCGCAGTTGCTATAGACGCATAAGGTAAACCATGGCCCACCCAGTCCCAAATACAAATCCATCATCTAATGCAACCTTTGAAACATGGTTGACAAATACCAATGAGATGGGTCAGCTTATCACTAGTAATGTTGTAACAACAGCCGCCAACTCTATTGGAGAAACAACATCTGGAAATGCCTATATGTCAGGTACTCTAGCAGCTAATGTTGTTGCCGCTGGAATATTGACTGGTGGAAATGTACAGAGTACAGCAGTTCTTGATATAACATCAAACGTAGCCGTAATCAATTCAAGTTATATTTCAGTAGGTAATTCTTCTGTTAATACAATTATTAATTCTACAGCAATTTCTACTGGAACACTTATTGGTAATACAAGTCAAGCCACATCGTTAGCTTTTGGAAATAGTACTGTAAATGCAGTAATGAATTCGGTAGTTTTGATAATTACTGCTCCAACAACCGATACTCAAGTAAATTCATCTATAGTTTTTGTTGGTAATTCATCAGTCAACTTAGTGGCAAATAGTACTACCTTGAAAATTGGTGCGGGTATTCTTACATCAACAACATGGAATGGTAATGCAAATACAGCAAATACAGCAAATAATGCAAACAATCTTGGTGGACAACTACCAGCATATTATTCTAATGCATCAATAGTTGCAACCATTCTTTCTGAAATATCAAGTTTTATTACTTCCGTTCAATCAAATACTACAGTATTTACTTCAAACGGAACATATAGCATGAACGCAAATCTTCTATATGCAGAAATAACTGTTGTAGGGGCCGGTGGTTCAAGTTTGTTAAGTTCTGCTGCTGGTTCAAGTGGTGGACCCCCAAGAGCCTCTGCTGGTGGTTCTGGTGGTGGAACTGCTATAAAGAAATTGAATGCCAGTGTTATAAGATCAAGTGAACCAGTTATTGTTGGTTTAGCTGTAAGTGTTTCCAATGGAACATCAAGTCAATTTGGAAATAGTACATCATCATTTACTGAATTAATTGGTAATGGTGGAAAAGCTCCAGCAAATATTGGAAATTCAAGTATCATGGCATCAAGTGCGGTTGGTGGAACTGCTACTGGTGGAGATATCAATATTCAAGGTGGACAAGGTGATAGTTCTGACGTACCTTCATCTGGATCAAATCGTGCTTCTGGCGGACGTGGTGGAGATTCTAAAATGGGATTTGGTGGTGGTTCTGCCGCAGCTAATACTCCATCATCAGTGGCCGGAAACCCCGGAGCAGGATATGGTGGTGGAGCAGGTGGTTCAGTTGTTGGTGGTGGGGCAGGATCAGATGCTGCCGGTGGTGTAGCATCAAACGGAGTAGTAATAATAGTTGAGTATTACTCAGTATAATGCTTTTACCTAAGAAATTAAATCTTGTGGTTCCTCAAGGTGGAACATTTTCAACTACCCAAACAATATTGGATGGAAATAATAATCCAGTTAGTTTGACTAATTTTTTAGCTAATTCAGGAAATTCTGCAATAAGAAAACATTATGATTCATGTAATCCTACAACTTACTTCGAAGTAATTGTAGCTAATAATACTGTTGGACAAGTAACCCTTCAATTAAGTGCCAATGTAACTGCTAATATATATTATGGAAGATATGTTTATGATGTTAATTTAACTGATAATTCTGGTAATGTTACTAAGGTACTTGAAGGACAGGTTTATTTAACTCCAGGAGTTACTCGTTCAGCAAATTCTCCAGTTTAATTTAATAATTCAGTAAGTCTAAATACTGATATAGATGGGAGAATTTCATGGCTGAACCAAATTCAAGAAAGACATTTACTGAATATTGCCTTAGAAAACTGGGTTATCCAGTAATAGAAATCAACATCGATCCTGAGCAAGTTCAAGATCGAATTGATGAATCTATTCGTTGGTTTTGGGATTATCATTTCGATGGTGTTGAAAAGATTTATTATTCCTACATTCCAACTGCCAATGATATCATTAACACTTTTATAACTCTTCCAGATAACATCAACGGGGCAATTCAATGTTTTCCTATTGGAGACCCTTCTGTTCGTGCCGATGATTTGTTTAATATTAGATATCAGATAGCCCTAAACGATCTTTACACTTTAACTAGCGTTTCAATGACTCCATATTATATGGTTATGGAACATCTTGCTCTTGTTACTGAAATGATAGTTGGACAACAGCCTATTAGATATAACAGACTTACTAATCAATTATGGATTGATACAGACTGGACCTCATTTGGTTTTGGTCAATTTCTTTTAATTGAATGTTATCAGACCATCGACCCCAATGTATTCACTAAGATGTATCGGGACCGTATGCTTCAGCAATATGCCGTGGCATCTCTTCGTGAACAATGGGGAGCTAATCTGATGAAATTTACAGGAATGAAACTTCCCGGTGGTGTTGAATTCAATGGTGAAAAGATTTATCTAGAAGGTAAACAAGATAGAGAAAAACTTGAAAAAGAAGTTATCGAGAATTACTCTCTACCTGTAGCTGATATGGTTGGATAAATGGCCACAAATCAATATTTTAATAACTATTGGTCTGCATCAGAACAAGGACTGATAGATGACCTAATTGTTGAATCAATTAGACAATATGGGGTAAATAATTATTATTGTCCAAGAACTCTTGGTAATTTTGATCCTCTTTATGGCTCTGATGATGTATCTGTTTATCTAAACAATTTTGAATTAGAAATGTATATTAAGAATATTGATAGCTTTTCTGGTGATGGCCGTTTCATGTCTAAGTTTGGTATGGAAATAAGAGATGAGATAACATTTTCTATCGCCATAACAGCTTTTAATATTGAAGTTGGTTCTAGAACAGGATTAGTTAGACCAAACGAAGGTGATCTAATTTTCTTTCCACTTAACAATAAAATTTATGTAATCAAGTTTGTTCAACAGGAATCCATCTTTTATCAGTTGGGTGCCCTACAACTTTATGATGTTGTCTGTGAACAATGGGAATACTCAAACGAAGTTCTTAGAACCGGTCTACCTCAAATCGATAGTATCCAAAGAAATTATTCATTTGATATGTCTAATTACTCTCTATTACTTGAGGGACTTCCTTACTCTGCCGGTAATTTTACAACAGAAGATGGATTTAATTTAATTTTAGAAGAATGGGAATTAGAAAATACAGTAGTTGCTGATAATCAGTACCTTACAACTCAAGAAGGTATTGTTGATTTTTCTGATGCCGATCCATTTTCAATGGGAGATTTTTAATGTTTGGGCAGACCTTCTATAATGGAATAATGAGAAAATACATCCTGTACTTTGGTCAGATGTTTAATGATATCTATATCAACCGTACAGACTCGTCTAATAATGTTATTCAATCAGCTAAAGTTCCTCTAGTATATGCCTCAAAGGAAAAATTTCTAGATAGAGTTTTGGGTGACCCAAACCTTACTAAACCAGTTGCAGTTGATCTTCCTAGAATGTATTTTTTAATGACCACAGTTGAGTATGATGGTTCTAGAAAATTAAATCCTATTAATAAGATTTATAATAAGGAAGCTAACTCATCAGTTATTCAATGGGTATGGAATCCAGTTGCTTATAACTTCATGTTCTCACTTGGAATTCTTGTAAAGAACGCAGAAGATGGAACAAAAATTTTAGAAGAAATTCTTCCATATTTTACCCCTTCTTTTACTTCTACACTTAATATCATTCCTTCAATGAATATTCAACATGATATACCAGTATCAATCCAATCAATAACCTATCAGGATTTATTTGATGGACCATGGACCCAAAGAAAATCAATGATGTGGACTATTAATTTCATAATGAAGGGTTATCTATATGGACCTATTTCTGAGAGCGGACCTATCAAAAAGTTGCATATCAATTTCAAAATTCCTTCAACTAATACAGCATCAGAAGGTGTTGGAAATACAGTTACAACAGAAAACATCTATGCACAGGTTGGTTTGAGTGCTAATGGAACTCCAGCCGCAAATGTTGCTACAAGTATACCAATTGCAGATATAACTATAACTGATGATTGGGGAGCAATTGTTGGTTTTGATAATGATGCAGAAGATGTCGAAACATCTAATATAACCATAAGTGAGTAAGAGATGAAATGGAAAACTCAGATGATAAGATTGCAGATGCTCTTGGTATGGCATTCATTCCAGAAGTGGAGTTTGTGGACGACGTACCTGCTATACGAGAAGAAGGCGAAATATCTACCATACTTGATGATGTAATTCCTACTGAATTAGACCCTATACTAGAGGGTGATTTTGATTTAGTAAGAAACAACATTCTTGAAGCTATTGAATTAGGAAAGCTGACCCTTGAAGAAATAAGAGTTTTTGCTAAACAGATTCAATCAGATAAGGCATATGCAGCCCTTGCTGCTTTTTTTGATAAGTATTTGGCAGCTAACAAAGCCCTATTAGAAATCCATAAAGACAAAAGAATTCTTACTCCAAAAAAGTCTGGTGGAAATACTAATGTTCTTATATTAACAACTACCGAATTGTTACATAAATTGAAAGAAGAAAAGAAAAAGTTAAATGGCTAAAGAAAAACTACCATATCGTGGTAACGCCAAGATAAAACCTGTCGGGGTAAAAATTGAATTTACAGCCGAACAGATGGAAGAGTACATTAAATGTAGTGAAGACATAATGTACTTTGCCCGCAATTATATGAAGATTGTTCATCTTGATGGTGGAGAGATGTTATTCGAACCATATCTCTATCAGGAAGAACTTATTACTCTATGCGAAGCTAACCGATTCACTATATGTAAACTTCCCCGTCAGGCTGGTAAGACAACTGCCATCACCTGTATCATGCTTTGGCATATTTTATTCCATGAAAACTGGAACGGAGCTATCCTTGCTAACAAAGCCTTGACAGCTAGAAAGATTCTAAAGCGTATCAAATTCGCCTATGAAAATCTACCTATGTGGCTTCAACAGGGTGTTGACCAATGGAATGAAGGTAGTATTACTCTTGAAAATGGATCAACCTTATATGCTGCTGCTACATCAGCATCATCTATTCGAGGAGATTCAACCAACCTTGTTTACCTTGACGAATTTGCCCTTGTAGATGGAAATATTCAGGAAGAATTTTATGAATCTACATACCCTACAATTACATCAGGAAAAACTACAAAACTTATCATAACCTCTACTCCTAGAGGATTAGATTTATTTTATAAATTATGGATTGATTCTGAACAAGGAAGAAATGAATTCGTCCGAAAGGAAATTCGTTGGCAGGATACTCCAGGTCGTGATGAAGCTTGGAGAATTAATACAATCAGAAACACCTCTGAACGTTCATTCCAGCAGGAATATGAAACTGAATTCCTTGGTTCATCATCAACTTTAATATCTGGTAAATGTCTAAGAAAGATGACTCCACTTACTCCAATCGCTCCAATTGAAGGAATGAATATGGAAGAAGGTCATCTAAAGCTATATGAATGGCCAATTGATAAACACATCTATGTAATAACTATAGACTCTGCAACAGGTAAAGATTTAGACTATTCTGCCTTTATAATTGTTGATGTAACCCAAACACCATATAAACTAGTGGCTGTATATAAGAATAATTCTATTCCTATTATTGCATTTCCAACTGTAATAACTCGTATTGCCCGTCGTTTTAATAATGCCTATGCATTGATTGAAACCAACAATAATCTTGGAACTCAAGTTGCCGAAATCATGCATAATGATTTTGAGTATGACAATATAGTCTGGACAAAAAGTATGGGTCGTAAAGGAAGAGTTGTATCACTTGGATTTGGTGAAGGAAAAGATGAAATGGGTATCTATACTACCGAACAATCCAAGACCCTTGGATGCTCTAATATTAAAACAATTATCGAGGGTGACCAGCTACCAGTTACTGATTTTTGGTGTATTTCAGAACTATCAAGATTCTCTCAAAAAGGGAAAACTTATCAGGCCGAGCATGGTTCTCATGATGATCTTTCAATGTGTTTTGTTCTTTTTGGCTGGTTGGCTTCACAAGAGTTTATAAAAGAATTAAATAATATAGACTTTAGAACTAATATGATGGAAGCCCAGACGGATATGGTCGATAAAGACTTAGTGCCATTTGGAATCATTATAGATGGTCAGGATAGCTATGAAGATGATGAACCCCAAGATAGGGACGGAAATGTTATAGATTTTGATAAGTGGCTTCTCCAATAGTTTAATTTACTAAATAATTGTAAGAAACCTTAACTATTCAAGGGGCAAAATATGTCTTTTAGCGTATCACCCGCTGTAACATTCTCGGAAGTAGATTTAACACTCGTTGTTAGTGCAACGGCCCTTACAGTTGCGGCTTTCGCAGGCGTATTTGCATGGGGTCCAGTTGGAGAAGCTACTCAGGTAACATCTTCAGGCGATTTAATTCAGTCTTATGGAGAACCATCAAATTTCAACTTCGAAACATGGTTCACAGCCTATAACTATCTTTCATACTCAAATAACTTGCTTATTTCTCGTGCAGCAAACACAACAAATGCAAATGGAACTCTATCAGCTATCGCTAACTCAGTTGATTTAATTGGGGCTAACACCTATTACACAATTCCAAATGCTGATGTTTATGAAGCAGAAGTTACTGCAAACGGTTCATTTTTCACTGGTCAGGGTGCCAACTTTATCGCAAAATACCCTGGATCAATCGGAAATTCACTAAGAATCTCTCAGTGTGATTCAGTTGAATCATATTCTTCAAACATTAACCTATTGAATGTTTCTCACTCAAATGCAACAGCAAATGCCGTTACTGCTAACGTTACAGGAACAGGAATCACATTTGTTGCAGGTTCAAATCAGGCTATTATAGCACTAGCAAATGCATCTGGATATACTTCTACTAATACAGCAGCAGTAGCTACACTTCTATCAACATTGATTGTTCCGGGAGATAAGTTGCTTGCTGGAAACAGCACTATCGGAACACAGTACCTACAGGTTGTAAATACAACAGTTTCATCAAATGGAAGTACCGGTCAGGCTAACCTATTAATTAACTTTTCAACTACTTTTAACTTGTCTGGAAACGTAACTCAGACAGTTGTTCAAAGATATTGGGAGTACTTTGGATTGTTCTCTGGACCTCCAACACAGTCTAAGTATGTTGCAAATTTTGGAAACACAGCAGCAAATGACGAATTGCATATAGTTGTAATCGACAATGGTGGATTATTCACTGGAATCCCAGGTGGGGTTTTGGAAGAATGGCCATTTATGTCAAGAGCAAAAGATGCAATGTCAATGCAGGGAAACTCAATTTATTACGTAAACGTATTAAATCAGGGTTCAGAATTTGTATGGTTTGCTGATGATCGTTCTGGAGCAAATTCTGCACTATCAGCAGCAGTTATTTCTTCAACAAATTTTGTTCCTGAATACCTAGATTTCGTATTTGGACAGGATGGAGCACCAGAAGCAACAGTAGCAGTTGGCGATATCGCATCTGCCTATAACGTATTCCAAGATTCAAGTAATGTATCAATTTCACTTGTTATGACAGGAAGAAATGATTCATCAGCCGTAATCGGAAACTACGTTATAAACAATGTCTGCTTGAAACGTCTTGATTGCGTAGCATTCATTTCACCACCAAACTCAGCAGTTGTTAATAATCGTGGAAATGAAGCTGCTTCATGTATCACATTCAGAAACTTGCTTCCATCAACTTCATACGGATTCTTGGATTCTGGATATGGATATCAGTATGACCAGTACAATGACGTAAACAGATGGATTCCTCTAAATGGACATATGGCTGGTCTATGCGCTCGCACAGACTCAACAAATGCTCCATGGTGGTCACCAGCCGGATATAACCGTGGTATTCTAAAGAATATCATTAAGTTGGCATGGAGTCCTTCAAAACCACAGAGAGATTCAATTTTCTCAAATCAGATCAATCCTGTTATTACACAGAACGGATTTGGAACATTGCTTCTTGGAGATGCAACATTGCTTGATGAAGACTCAGCGTTTACATCAATCAGCGTTCGTCGTCTATTCATTGTTCTTGAAGTTGCTATCTCAACAATGGCAAAGTTTTACTTGTTCGAATTCAATGATGCATTTACTCAGCAACAGTTTGTGTCAACAGTTACACCTTACTTGCAGAACATCAAGAATCTACGTGGTGTTACAAGTTTCGCAGTAATAGCTGATAGCACAAACAACACAGCCGAAATCGTTGATAACGAAGACTTTATAGGAGATATCTATATCGTTTCAGCACGTCAAATTAGAGACATTCAGTTGAACTTCGTGGCTTCACCAGATGGTGTAGCATTCAGTGAAATCGAAGGTCAGTTTGGCGGATAAATATAGGTAGAACTTAGGAGAAAACATGCCACTATCAATTACTGAAATTCAAGCAGCCCTATCATTAGGTGGAGCACGTCCTACACTATTTTCTGTAGTATTGACTGCACCAGCAGGGGGAATTGGACTTTCATCAGCAGCTATTGTAGAAACACCTTTCTTAATTCATGCAGCAACATTGCCTGAGTCTGCGTTGGGAACTATTCAGGTTCCTTATTATGGAAGAAAGATTAAATTATATGGAGATAGAACTTTCCAGCCTTGGACTGTATCTGTATTGAATGATGAAGATTTCTTGATTCGAAACATGCTAGAAATCTGGTCTGAAAATATGAACTCACTTACAGGTAACTTGCTTGAATTTGCATCTGCTTCACCAGCACTATATAAGGGATCGGCTCTAGTTACACAGTATTCAAAGACCGGCCTACCAGTAAGAAATTATACTTTTAATGGATTATGGCCTTCTATTATCGCTCCTATTGAAGTTAATTGGTCTTCAAACGATCAGATTGAATCTTTTAATTGTACATTCGAATATGATTACTGGACACAGAGTTCAATCACAGGAACAAGCATAAACGCATAATCAAGTTGACTAAATATCTTTGTTATGTATATTGTTTATAAATTAATTGCTCCTAATGGTAAACCTTATATTGGATATACTGGCAATTCTTTAACAAAAAGATTATCAGGTCATAAGGCTTATGCATTTAATAATATAAAAGGAAGAAATACAAAAATGTCTAGAGCGATTAGAAAATATCCTCTAGAAAAATGGTCTAGTGAAATATTATTTGAATGTGAAACGATGCATGAAGCATGTATCAAGGAACAAGAATTAATTAAAAATTTTGATTCTATTCAACGTGGATATAATACATCTATCGGCGGTGAATCTAGTTCTTTAGGTTGTCATTTTAAATTTTCCAAATCACACAAGAAAAAATTATCATTGGCGGCTAAAAAAAGATTTGAATTGATAGACCAAAGAAAAGAAAAAAATCCATTTTGGTCTGGATGGTGGGTTACTCCGTGGGGAAAATTTACTACTATATTAGAAGCTACAACTAATTCTCCAGTTAAAGCAACCTTACCAACAATTTATGGATTATGTAAGAAAAATAAAAACATTATTAGTAAATTTTCTTTAAGAAAAGGAAAATTTGTTACAAAAAATGATATAGGTAAAACATACAAAGAAATTGGTTTTGATTTTATTCCTTGTATGAATATAACTTGTGAGGTATAATTACCCTGGAATTATTCGGATTTAAAATAACTCGAAACAAAGATGAAGAACAAGATAATCTTCAAGCTATTGTTCCTGAATCTAGTGATGACGGGGCCGTTGTTGTTCAAAACGGGGGAGTTACTGGCTCCTATGTTGACCTAGATGGAACCATCCGTTCCGAAGCTGAATTAATAAACAAATATCGTGAAATGTCAGAAAATCCTGACATGGAATTGGCCATCGATAACATCACCAATGAAGGTGTTGTTCATGAAGAAGGCAAAGAAATTATTGATATCCTTCTAGACAAGACCGGCCTACCAGATAAAATCAAAGAAATTCTTATAGATGAATTCAATTATGTTAAATTACTTTTTGAATTCGATTCACAGGCATATGAACTATTCAAACGTTGGTATGTAGATGGCCGTCTTTATTTCCAAGCCCTTATTGATCTAAAAAATCCAGAAGAAGGTATTCAGGAAGTTCGTTATATTGACCCACGTAAGATAAGAAAAGTTCGTGAAGTTAAGGTTATTCGAGATGGAAGAACTGGCGCACCAATGACCAAGACAGTTGCTTCATATTATGTTTTTAATGAAAAAGGATTAGTAACACCAGGTGGAAGTACCAATGCCGGTTCTAATTATGGAACCAGTTCTGGAGTAAAGATTTCAACTGATTCAATTATCCATGTAACATCTGGTATCACATCAGCCAAGGGTGATATCATTCTTTCTTATCTTCATAAAGCTATTAAACCACTTAACATGTTAACTTCTCTTGAAGATTCTCTAGTAGTATATCGAGTATCAAGAGCACCAGAAAGACGTATATTTTATATCGATATTGGTAATCTTCCTAAAGCAAAGGCCGAACAATATGTAAAAGATATGATGACCAAGTTTAAGAATAAGGTTGTATATGATTCTGCAACTGGTCAGATTCGTGATGATAGAAAGTTTATGACTATGTTGGAAGATTTCTGGTTGCCCCGTCGTGAAGGTGGCCGTGGAACCCAAATTGAAATTCTACCCGGTGGACAGAACCTTAATCAGATTGATGATATCATTTTCTTCCAGAGAAAATTATTCCGTTCATTAAATGTACCTATTACTCGTCTTGACCCAGAAGCCATGTTTAACTATGGTCGTGCCAATGAAATAACTCGTGATGAAGTTATTTTCATGAAGTTCATTGATCGTCTAAGACAGAAGTTTTCACAACTGTTTAAGGCAACCATGGGTAAACAGTTAATCCTTAAGAACATAATGACTCCTGATGAATGGGAGTCTATCCAGCATCTAATTAGATTTAAATATGCATCTGACTCATATTTCGAAGAATTAAAGAATGCCGAGATTATGACTGAAAGATTCACCCTATTGGAAACAGCTATGCCTTATGTTGGAAGATATTATTCAAATGCCTTTATCCGTAAGAAGCTTCTATTCCAGACAGATGAAGAAATCAAGCATGAGGATACAGAAATAGTAGCAGAATTGAGTAATCCTCTATATAACCAGCCGGTTAATATGGAAGGAATGCCTATTGCTGCCAATGCTGTTGACCCAAATAATCAACCAGACCCTAATCCACCTCCACCACCAGCACCAAAGGCGGCTCCAGCACCAAAACCACAGCCGGTTCAAGTAACTGTTAATGTAGATGGAAAGAAAGGAAGCAAAAAGCCTAAAAAAACTAAATAATTAAGAGGATTTTAATCAAATGGCCGATTCAACAATTCAAGACATTATTACCCATGCTGTAAACAATGAAGCCGATCAAGTAAAGGTTTCTGTTTATGATATTCTTCAGGCCAAGGTAGCCGATTATCTAGATGACAGAACAAAGTATGTTGGAAAAACTATGTTTAAAAAGCCTCAAGAAGCAGAAGTCATAGATGCTGCTCCAGAAGTAGTACCTACTGAAGCAAAGGTCGCATAATGAAACCATCACTAAAATATCTTCTAGATACAATTCGCGCTAAGGGAGAAAGAGATTTTGTTGCTAAAAACGAAAAATCAGACTCTAAACTTGCCCGTAACCTAGTAGCAGACAACGCATCAAATCCTTCTATTGGATCAAACGGAAAAGACCCATTTAAGGGTCCTGGTGTTGAGCCTCTAGAGGGTGCCAAGACCCTTCATGCTGGAAATCTTCCAGGTGAAGATGCAGACATGTATGAAGATGTTTCTCCAGAAATCAAAGAGAAATTAAAAAAAAACAAAGAAAATAAGGCATTCACAGTCCATCTAAAACACAAAGAAACTGGAAAATCCAATACTACTACAGTAAAGGGAGTTACTCCAGATGATGCCTTAGATAAGGCTGAAGTAAAGTTTCCTCAACATGAAGTTGTAAAGGCTATTAGACAACTTCATAAAGAAGAAAAAGTATTAGTTACTGATGTTCTTGATGAAGCAATGCGTCTATCTCCTGAAGAAAAACAGAAGCGTGATGACATTGTTAACTCAATGAAAAAGAATAAAGCCGAGTTCAAACATCGCTATGGAGCAAAATGGCAGAATGTTATGTTTGCCACTGCTACTAGAATGGTAACTGGTGAAGAAATAGATTGGAGTAATATTGAAAATTGTGATCTATCTGTAGAAATTCTTACTGAAAATTATCTTAACAATATTAAACAAGAAGTTGTAAAAGAAGAAGCCGGTGGAATCTCAACTGATTTCTCTGAATTAGGTGATGGAGCAAAGGAATTAATTTTTCATGCTGAAAATACTCCTCACCTTGTAGATCATCAGAGAGCATTTATTAATCATACTGCCCGTCTTATAAAGAAGGGAAATTATACTCCTGAAAAGGGACAGGCAACATGGAGTCATTATGCAAACCATGCTGCACAGGATTATGCTTTTGATCATGATGCAGCAAAGAATAAGTTTTCAAAAGAAGACAAACATCAAGTAGCTGGACATCTTGCAAATAAACATTCAGAACGAATATTATCAGGAATTCATGAAGAAGTAGAACCTATTGATTATAGTGATTTAATTTCAGAAATGAGAATGTCTGTAATCGATAATAAGCCTATAACTCTTGAATTTATTGATGGTACTGAAAAAGAAATTAAACCATCTAAAGCTAACCTTTTCTTGGAAATTTTTGATTCTCTAGAAGAAGATGAACAAGAAGACCTAGTTTCAATTGTATCAGTATCTTCTAAGACATTCAAAGCAATCTTAAAAGAACATAATCGAGATGAAATGTTCTGCGGAAATTGTTCAAAATCTCTTAATCAACATCATTCAATGTATGACCTACTAGATCATATTGATAGATGTAAGATTGCTAGAGATGTTGCAAATCGCGCTATATCAAGACAATCTCAAAAAGATATCGATGGAGCAATAAATAGAACTAGCGGAATTGGTATGCCAAACGCAGTTCCGGTTAGGGGATAATATGCCTATAGTAATTAATCAAAGCAGAAACGGAAAAGTAGTAATTCGTGCATTGGCAAACGAAAGTTATATTGTTGCAGGAAATACAACTGTATCAAATCTTATTTCATCTGACGACTCATCTCAAATGTTGGCAGGAAAAGGTGCGCCATATTCAAACACAGCAAACGTCACTGTAGTTGGTGCTCATATCACAGATATCATGTGGGTTACAACTGGAGAAATTCAAATTATTCGTGGTTCCAACCTAGTATATGATCTATATGGTGCAGGAGAATTCCATCTAAGACATTGGGGAATGGCTTCAAATAATGCTACTGTTGATTTTACTGCTGCCAATCTTGTAATAGATTTTGTATCTGGTAATGGAACACTACTTATAGAAGTTCAGAAAGATACATCATTTACATCAGAATATTAAGATTGTTTTAATTATGAATTATTTTCGTAATATAATAACAACTTTACTGTTTGTTTTACTTTCTCTATCGCTATGTTCTATAGTTGGGGCTGAGACACGAGTTCGTGGAATTTCTAATACTCATAATCCAGATGCCAGTCCTATAGTATGTACAGTTCCTTCTGGAACTCAAAATGGAGACTTGACACTTTATTTTCTATCTCAAATTGGTACAGGTGGTTTTTCAACCCCATCAGGTTTAGTTGCTGTTAATTCAGAATCTACACAAGGAAATCTTTCAATATTCTCTCGTGCTGACAGTAGTGAACCAGCAAGTTATTCATTTACATTGGTTGGTGGTGTTGCAAATGTAATATGTTCTGGTGTTACTTTATATGATAACGGTGGTAATACACTTACTGCTGATGGAACTCAATCTCAAGTACAAACAAATACAGGAAGTGTAGGTACAGTAACACCATCTAGTTTAACTGCATCAGTTACATGGGATGCAGCAGTGGTATTTGCTCAACAATGGGAAAATAGTACAGGATTAATTCAAACACCTATAGGTTATCAGAATATTTCTCAAATACCTAGTAGTGGGTGGACACCTTATAATCTAGTTCTACAAAATCAACCATTATCCGGAACTATAACTTTTGAAGGAATGACTGCATTAACTGGTAATAGTTCATGGAACTATGCTTCTATTCTTATAAAGGGTGCTAGTGCTCCTGTTCCTGATTATCGTTTAAGAAATGCTACAATAGCCGGTTCAAGTTCTGGAACTACTTGTACTCCAACAACCATGTCAGGAATTACAACTAATGATTTATTAATTGATTGTATTTCATCAGTAAGTACAACAGCAATTACTTGTCCATCCGGATTTTCTAATTTATCTCATAATGAAACAACTGCTGCGGTAGCTGCATGTACTAAAACTGCTGGTGGTTCCGAAACTGGAAGTTATTCAGCAACAACTGGTAATTCAAATAATCAATGCGAATTATTAGATTTTTATGATGCGGGTGGGTCTACTCTTATAACTCATAGTGGTTCATCAAATACCGCTACATCATCTACATCAATTACCGGTTCTAGCATAACACCAGCTGCGGCAACCGACATTGCTGCATTATGTGCATTTGCTTATCCTGGTTTAAGTTCTCATATAATTATAGGTACTCCTTTGTGGAATGAACTTTTAAATGGTAATGGAAATACATCAGCATCTTCGTTATTTGGTGGTGGATATTATCGGGCAGGACAGACAACAGCATTAACTCCACCTACAGTAAGTACGTATGATGCTACAGCCGCAACATTTAAATCAGTTACAATGGATATAGGACCAAATGCGACAGCCACAGCTACCGCAACCGCAACGGCCACTGCTACCGCAACAGCTACTGCGACTGCTACTACTACTGCAACAGCAACGGCCACCGCAACTGCAACGGCCACAGCAACGGCCACCGCAACTGCAACTGCAACAGCAACGGCCACCGCAACTGCAACAGCAACGGCCACCGCTACGGCAAAACCTTGGTTAACTATGCATATGTGGGATGAAGGATCAATTAAACATCAACCATCAGCACATCCAGCAGCTTAAATTATGAAAAAAATCTGGAATACAGTAATATTTTTCTTTGCTTTATTTTTTTTATCTATTTCTGCTAATGCTATAACTGTTCCTTTAGTTGCAACTTCAAATGTTCATGGTTTTTATACTTCTCCATTTTCTATGCCGCTACCTACTGGATATAATTCTGCAAATAATTATACAATTATAGGTGGTGGTATTAGTAATGGAGCCTCTGCTTGTCCTGTTGGATGGACTATGTTTGTAGTACAAAATTCAATAGGAATTGCATGTGGAAGAATGTATCAGAGTGGAGACCCATCTTCTGTTACTTTACCTGCTGATGGTACAGTTGATATAGTTGGTGGCACATTTAGTAATGTAAGTTCAGCCAAACCTTATAGTTATGTTAATGATACTGTAGAGGTACAGCCAGTACAATATGGTCAAAATCCATTATTAGCAAGAGCACCATCAGTAGTTCCTACAGTTACAAATGGAACATTAGTTGTTTTATATGCTGCTGGTAATAATGCTGGTTCTACTGTATTTACTATAAATGGTGCTTTAACTTCTGCTGTTACCTCTAATATTTTTGAAGGTGCCAATCTAAGTTATCTATCTATTGGTTCAACTACCACTCGCACTGGTGATTATACTGCTACATTTAATCAATATACTCATACTGGTAATTTTGGATTACAAATTTTATTACAACCACAATCTGGTGGAACAGCAATACCATCACCAGCTTTAAATGGACCAACTATTGCTGGTATAGACACACAAAATGAACAAGAAGAAGATAGCGGACAGGCATTTATATATCCATCTCTTGTTGATGCACTTCCAACTGATCTTGCAGTAATAACTTATACTGGACAATGGGGTACTCAATTAGTTCCTAATGGTGATATATATCAAGGCGACCCACCTGATAATCATCCATCTCTATTAACACCAGGATTTGCGGATTTATTAACTAGTCAACCATTGACTAATACTATAGGTTCTGATCCAGATCGTTGTCCTCAACCTCTTCTATATGGACCGGCCTGTTATGTAAGTCATGTAGTAACCGGTTATGTTTCTGGAATAGGTGCGAATCCATATATTGTACTTCAAGTAGGAACTTCATTAGTTTATATTCGTTCTGCTGTATATTGGAGAAGTATTGATGGTACAACTGTAGTGGATCAATCTGGAGTAAATCAAAGTACAAGTCTTGTACTTACTCAAACTTCACCTTCATTAACACCAACTGGCGTTCCTGAAGTATTGGAATCTTCTTTTGGTGCAAGTACAGGAACATCTAATTTAACTTTACTTCCAATTACTTCACCTTCTGGATTAGATGAAATTGAAGGGCTTTGGTCATCAGGATCAAATCAAGAATGGGCTATTGTAAATGGTTGGAAACAATTAACTACTACCAGTGCAACTAGTACATACTCTACAACTATTAGTACTAATGCTGGTGATATGGCTGGATTTAGTGTTCTTCTTGAGGATGTTGTATCATCATCAACACCAACGCCTACTGCGACTGCGACAGCAACGGCAACAGCTACTGCGACGGCTACTCCTACAGCAACAGGAAGTGGCGGAACACCAACGCCTACTGCAACTGCAACTGCAACTGCAACTGCAACTGCCACAGCCACTGCGACGGCAACAGCCACAGCTACGGCTACACCAACAGCAACACCAACAATTACTCCTACACCAGCACCTTTTTGGTGGCCACACATGCATTTGCATTCTTTAAATAACTAAATATCAATATGAAGCTTATCACCGAATTAGTAGAAGACGTACAATATCTAGAGGAAGAGTCTACTGGCTCAAAAGCCCTTTATATTAAAGGACCATTCCTACAATTTGATATTGTAAATAAAAACTCACGTCATTATTCATCAGAAATTTGTGCTCCTGAAGTACAAAGATATATTAAAGAAATGGTCGAACAAGATCGGGCATATGGTGAATTAGGTCATCCAGATGGACCACGCATCAACCTAGATCGGGCCTCTCATTTAATTAAATCTCTTGACCGTCAGGGTAGTACTTGGATTGGAAAAGCCCGTATTATGGAAGAGACTCCTATGGGAAAAATTGCTGCTGGTATTATTCATGCCGGTGGACGCCTTGGAGCATCTTCACGAGCACTTGGAACAGTAAAAAGTGTTGCTGGAATTAATGAAGTTCAGAATGATTTCAGATTAGCTACGGCTGCTGATATTGTGGCTGACCCTTCTGCACCATCTGCCTTTGTTAATGGAATCTATGAACAGGCAGAATGGGTATATAACAACGGAATTCTAACCGAACAACAGGTATCAGTTTTAAAGAAAGAAGCTATTGAGACTTTTGTTTCGAAAAAAGACCGAGCAAATAAAACAATTCACCTATTTGAATCTTTCCTAGAAGCCCTTCAAAATGTTAAGTTTAATAAATAATTAAAGAATACAGGAGACCCTATGAGTAAGAAAGTAGTAACAGAAGATTTAGATACAAAAGATAATGGCACTGCTGCCGAAGCTACACTTGCACCTAATTCAAAGCCCGGTGGTTCACCAGAAAAGTCTAAGACTGAATTAATGGCAGCAGTAGTTGCTGCTATGGGTGGAGTTGAACATGGTGATCTTACAAAGTTTGCTGAGTCTCTAAAAATGAACACTGGTGCAAATCAGTCAAAGTCAGAAGATGGCGACAAAGAAAAGAATGTTGCTTCAATTACAGCAAAGGGTGTTGCCGCATCTGCTATGAAAGAAGATGTTATTGAAATGTTCAAGGGCAACGAAGGAATGACTGAGGAATTACTAACCAAGGCAACAACACTTTTCGAAGCTGCTGTTAACATGAGAGTAAATCTAGAAGTTGTTCGTATTAATGAAGAACTCGAAACAGCAAACAAGACTTCACAGGAAGAAGTTGTAAAGACTCTAAATGAAGAAATGATCAACCGTGTTGACCAGTATCTATCATTTGCAGTTGCAGAATGGGCAAAGGAAAATCAGGTCCAGATTGACGAATCAATTAAGGCAACTATTGCTATTGACTTCATGAAGGGAATGAAGAAATTGTTCAAAGAACATTATGTAAAGATTCCTAAGAAGAAGTTGGATGTTGTTGAAACACTATCAGTTGAAAACGCCGAGCTACAGAAGAAACTTGACGAAATCACAAAGACTGTTGTTGAACAGACAGCAAAACTTAACAAAGCAACAAAGCATGACATTGTAGAAACAATGGCAACTGGACTATCTGTAACACAGGTAGAAAAGTTTAAAGGACTTGTTGAATCAGTTGATTTTGAATCAGCAGAAGCTTTTACAAAGTCAGCAGAAATTATTCGTGAACAGTATTTCCCTAAGACACCTAAGAACAATGGAAAAGATTTGTTAAATGAAGATGATAAGGGAATTGCAGTTAACGCAGAAGGCAAGCCAGTTAACGATAAGGGCGAAGTCATTGCAGAAACAGTAACAGAAGTTCTTGATCCTGAAATGAAAGCATATGTCGAAACATTGGATCGTCACATCGCAACATATTAATCTGAAAAACAACGATTTAATAAATAAATATAAGAAGGTAAATCCTTAGAGGGAGCAAACATGGCACTTACAACAGAAGCATTAATTAAGAAATGGGGTCCAGTTCTAGATCGTGATGGTCTTTCAAAGATCACTGATCCTCATAAGCGTTGGGTAACTGCATCAGTTCTTGAAGAAACTGCTAATGCTGTTCGTAGAGAAGCAGAAGCACAGAAGCCCGGTTCAGGATTCTTGACAGAAGCAGAACCTATTAACGTTACAGCCGATGTAGCAAGATTTGATCCTGTATTGATTTCACTAGTAAGACGCGCTATGCCTAATTTGATTGCTTATGATATTTGTGGTGTACAGCCAATGAGCGGACCAACTGGTCTTATCTTCGCTATGCGTTCACAGTATGCTAACTCATCAAACGTACAGCTAGCAGAAACCTTCTATAACGAAGTAAACACAGCATTCTCAACATTGGTTGCTGGATCAAACACATTTGGTCAGCAGATGGTTGGAGTAACTCCTGCATCATCAAACAACTTGGGAACAAACACATATAACACTGGAACTGGAATGGCAACTGCTAATGCAGAAGGTCTAGGACAGTCAACAGTATTCCCTGAAATGGGATTTACAATTGAAAAGTTGACCGTTACTGCCCTATCAAGAGCATTAAAGGCTGAATACTCAATTGAATTGGCACAGGACTTAAAGGCAATTCATGGATTGGATGCTGAGACAGAATTGTCAAACATCCTTTCAGCAGAAGTACTTGCTGAAATCAACCGTGAAGTTGTTCGTACAATTAACATTATCGCTCGTACTGGAGCACAGGAAAACACAACTACAACAGGAACATTCGACTTGGATACAGATTCAAACGGACGTTGGGCTGTTGAAAAGTTCAAGGGACTTGTTTTCCAGATCGAACGTGAAATGAACCAGATCGCAAAGGGAACAAGACGTGGAAAGGGAAACATTTTGATTTGCTCATCAGATATCGCATCTGCTCTACAGATGACAGGTGTTTTGAAGAACGATTCAAATATGGCAAACGGACTACAGGTTGACGATACTGGAAATACATTCGCAGGATTGCTAAATGGTAAGATTCGTGTTTACATTGATCCTTACTCATCAGCATTCGCTTCAAACGGAACAGTAACATCTGGACAGTATTTCACTGCCGGATATAAGGGACCATCTGCATTTGATGCAGGTCTATTCTACTGCCCATACGTTCCTCTACAGATGGTACGTGCAGTTGATCCTAACACATTCCAGCCAAAGATTGGATTCAAGACACGTTATGGAATTATCGCAAATCCATTCGCAGAAGGCTTGAACCCAGGACTTGGAGAATTGTCTCAGGATACTAACGTATACTACCGTAAGGTCGTAGTAAATAACTTAATGTAAACATAGGAGATTAATTTCTCCGTTAAACCTAAGAAGGGAAGTAGGGAAACCTGCTTCCCTTTTTTTCTGGATAAATACCTACATGAAGTCATTCAAATCACTCCTAACAGAAGAATTCGAACTCCTTGAATCTATCGATGCCTATGAGCCTATTCTATGTGAAGAATGTGGTAATTGGGGATGGATGATTGAAGATATGTCAAAGAAAGACGCCAATGAAATTACTGGTGGTCTTTCAAAAGCTTCAAAGATGCCTTCTGCAACATATAATACTCCTGCCTCTCATTGTAATGTTGGTGCAAAATTAGCTAAAATTCCTGGTTCTGTATGTCATGGCTGTTATGCCAAGAAAGGTAATTTCACATTTCCTAAAGTTCATCAGGGAATGGAAAAGAAATATGATTCAATTGATCATCCAAAATGGACCGAGGCTATGACTACTTTAGTTAAAGGTCAGGCAGAAAAATCTCCAGCCGGTGAAAAGCATTTTCGTTGGCATTCATCTGGAGATATTAAAGATGAAGGTCATCTAAAGAAAATTTTTGATGTGGCCCGTAATACACCTGATATTAAACATTGGCTTCCTACTCATGAAGGAAACCTTGTTGCAAAACATTTAATGAAGGGTAACAAGAAACCAGATAATTTAAACATTAGAATCTCAAATAACATGATTAATGGTAAGGCACCATCATGGCCTAAAAGATTTGGTCTTACAACTAGTGGAGTTCATACTAAGGATAAAGCAGCCGAGAATGCCCATCATGACTGCCCTGCTCATCTTCAAAACAATATGTGCGGTTCCTGCCGTAAGTGTTGGGATACTAAAGTTCCATCAGTTTCCTATCTAAAGCACTAAATATGAATATGACACTAATAAGCAGTTTAATTAATGTGTTCTGGGTTTTGGTAGGGGTTAGTATCACTTTATATGCTAATCGTCAAATTTCGAAAAATCACTCAAAAAAGCGCCGAATAGCCTTTATAAAACCTAGAGTTTTAAAGAATGATTTTGAAAACACACATACGATTATGACACCCCAAGCTAAATTTGCCCCTTCCACTGGAATTCGTAATTAATTTAATTCTAGGAGCTATTGACAACGTTCAGCATATTGTGTATAATTAGCTGTGCGCATAAAATAGAAATATACTGAATGTCTTCACCACTAGGTCCAATTGGTTCACAACCAACAAATAGGAATTTCCTATCGGAAATTAACTACCGTTTAGTTCTTGGTAGATTCCCTAATTTAGTTTATTATCTTCAAAAATTTACTATACCTTCTATAGCTCTTGGTACAGTTGAAGTACCTAATCCTTTTTCTAGTTTACCTCTTGCTGGAGATCATATTGATTGGGGTCAATTATCAGTAGACTTTATTCTTGATGAAGATTTACAAAATTACTATGAATTATTTAATTGGATTACAGAATTAGGTCTTCCAGATAATTTTAAATTAGCTAATAATGTTTATACTCAAACTGCTATAACCAATCAAGTAGGTCCATCATCTTCAGGTACTTTAATGGTACTAAATTCTTCCTTTCAACCCGATATCAATTTTGATTTTGTTGATATCTATCCCATCGCCCTTACATCTGTTCCTTTTGATTCAACTAAGACCGAGACTGAATACTTAAAATGTACTGCTTCTTTTAATTATAGAAGATTCTATTTTAATCGTGTTCGATAATCTTGACAAACTCAATAGACCATGGTATCATAAAGCTATGATATCTGACTTAAAGGAATTAGAAAACCAAATTAAGGGATTACTTCGTTTTATAATGCCGTCTGAGTTAAAACGTTCAGTTCAAACTCGTATCATTGGTGGTGATGTGGCGGAAGTAAGAGTAATCATTGAAATAGTTAAACCTTCTCCTAAAAAGTGGTATCATAAAATAATAAAATTTTGAGGTTATAATATGGATATTGGATTTGGATTTGTTATGGGTATAGTTTTTACGTTAGTTGCTCTCTTTTTATATTCTGAATGGTATTAATTATGGAATTTGTATTTGGATTTATTTTAGGAGTTGGTTCTACTATAATTATTCTAGCTACTTATCTTGGTGTAAAATGAATTGTAAAGCATCTAATGGTAAAAATGGAAATAAGAAACGTTCTGTTTCTAAAAGTACTTCAAACTCAAGACATGAATCAGACTTACGAGATTATGAATCTAATGAAGAATATATCAATAGAATAGTAAGAGAAGATAAAGAACGTCGATTTTGGGAAAATGATCGAAGAATGGGTTAATTATGAAACTTGATGAAGTATTTGGTCAATGGAAAAAAGATTCCAAGATAGATAGAAATGACCTCACTGGCGAGAGTCTTAGAATTTCAGAACTTCATTGGAAGTATCTTCAAATATACACGTCTGAGAAATTAGTTTTCAATAGAAAGAATGCTGATTACAAAATATTGTTCCGACTTAAGTTTGAGTATTATCTTGGAACTCTTTCAGATGAAGAATTAAAAGAGAAGGGATGGGAACCTAATCCACTTCGAATTATTAGACAAGACCTACAAACCTATATTGATGCTGATAAAGATATAGTTCAAGCTAACCTTATGTTGCTTCAACAAGAAGAGAAGGTAAGTGCTCTAGAGAATATAATAAAGTCTATCAATAATCGTTCCTTCAATATAAATAATGCATTGAATGATATCAAGTTTAAGAATGGAGAAAATTAATGAATGATAAATTTGTAAGGGTAAATCTCGTTAAAGAGAAGGTTGTTGAATCTGGTGATGTGCTAGGAATACATGTATCAGAAAAGATACCTAATACTATGCTTGATAAGATTCGCCTGATTAAAGGAATAAATTGGACCTATCAGGAAAATTTTGACTTATATTATTTGAAAGTAAATGTAAGTAAGATGTTTCATACTGATGAAGTTATACCACTTATCATAAATGCAATTCGTTATTCATATGATGGATTAGGAGTACTTGATATCAGTAATGTAAAAGATCATGTTTCATATGAACCGGTAAAAATTGATGAGCGTGACATATCATATTATTGTCATTCAGCAGATCATTATACAGGGGAAGATGAATAAGATCATCATAGAAAAAGTAAATGATGTATTCCTTAAAATCCATTGTTCAGATGATATTGGATTAGAGTTAAGGGATCAGTTTACTTTTGCCGTTCCTAATTATAAATGGCATCCTAAGTTCAAGGCCGGTGTGTGGGATGGAATGATTCGACTTTATAATATTCGTACCGGTCAGATATATGCTGGTCTTACAAAACAAATCGAAAAATTCTGCGAGAAGCATGGTTATGAGTATGAATACTTCTTTGAAACTGGAGCAAGAGAATGGTCTGCTCTAGAGGCAGGTAAGTTTATTTCAGGACTTAGATTACCAGTTGTACCATATGAAGAACAGGTTAAGACTTTAGTTTATGGTGTAAGAAATTCTCGCGCCCTTTTTGTATCTCCAACGGCCAGTGGTAAGTCACTCATGATTTATATGCTGGCTATGTTTTATTCAGTTCCTACATTAATTATTGTTCCTACCATCACCCTTGTTCATCAGATGAAGGGTGATTTTGATGATTATGGAAACAAGAAACATATTCACCTAATCTATGAAGGTCAAGATATTGATTTTCAGGCTCCTATAACAATTTCGACATGGCAGAGCATTTATAAGCTAAAATCGACATGGTTTAGTAAATTTCGACTAGTAATCGGTGATGAGGCTCATTTGTATAAGGCTGTTTCATTAAAGGCTATTATGGAGAACTTGACCAATACACCATATAGGTTTGGTTTTACAGGTACTTTAGATGGTACTGTAACTAATGAGATGACACTTGAAGGTCTATTTGGTCCGGTAAGACAGGTTACAACAACTAAACAATTAATGGATAAAGGTACTCTTTCTAAGCTTAATATTAAAATAATCGTCCTAGAACATTCTCAAGAAAATCGTAAAAAAGTAGCCAAAATGGATTGGCAGAATGAGTTAGACTTCTTGTTTTCATATGAACCTAGAAATAGATTCATTAAAAATCTAGCCTTATCATTAAAAGGAAACACCCTTTTATTATTCCAACGTATTGACAAGCATGGTAAAATACTATATGATATGATATCTAAGGAAGCCTTAGATAGAAAGGTGTTCTTTATTCATGGGGCGGTTGATGGTGAAGAGAGAAACGAAGTAAGGGCTATTGTAGAAAAGGAAACAAATGCTATTATTATTGCTAGTGAGGGTACTTTTTCTACAGGAATCAATATCAAAAATCTTCATAATGGAATTAAGTCGGCTTCTTCTAAAGGTCGTATTAGAAATCTTCAGTCTATAGGCCGGGGATTAAGACTTGGTTCGGATAAGAGTGAATTTAATTGGTTTGATATAGCTGATGACCTTAAGTATAAAGGAAATATTAACACAACTCTTTCTCATCTTCTTGAGCGTGTAGCTATCTATAATAAAGAAAAATTCGAATACAAAACATATAAGGTAGGGCTGAAATAATGGAAGAAAATGTATATGAACCTATGGCAGTGTGTCTTCATTTAGCAACTGGCGGAAACGTAGTAGGTGGTTTAGTTAGTACTGAAAATGAACATTATAAACTCTATCGTCCTATGAATTATTATGCTATAAATCCAGCATTATCTCAGTTTGAAGATACCACATATCTTTCATTTGTAAAATACAATAGTATCGGTGAAAATGAGATGATTGATTTTAGAAAAGATAGTGTTGTTTCTATAGTCAATCTTACTCCAGAGTCATCTAAATGGTATTATCTCAATGCAAAATTTGCCTATGATGTAATTGCTGGTGAAAGAAAAGAGCAGTTTGATAAGATGGTAGAGACTACACAAAATTTGATTAATACTTATATTGAATATAAGAACAAGCCAAAAGAAGAGGGGGTTGATGATGCGGATTGGGCAAAACATGCTAATACCGATGTTGCAAATTAACGGATGGGAAAAAATAATTATATAGACAACAAGAAGATGTATGCTGAGTTTGTAGAATATAAAAAGTTATGTCAGATCGCCAAGAAAGATAAAGGCGACAATCCTAGAATACCTGATTATATTGGAGAGTGTTTTCTATTGCTCGCAAATAACATTTCTCATAAACCAAACTTCTTTAATTATACCTATAAGGATGAGATGATATCGGATGGGATTGAAAATTGTATTCTGTATGCATATAATTTCAATCCAAAGAAGTCAAAGAATCCATTTGCTTATTTTACCCAGATCATCTACTTTGCATTCATTCGTCGTATCAACAAAGAAAAGAAGCAGTTATATGTAAAGAGAAAGATGATTGAAAATTCTATGTTTGATGATACTCTTGTTAATCATGATGATAGTGAGGGTGGAACACCGTCATATATAGACCTTAACAATGAGAAAATGAATACCATGGTTAAGGATTATGAAAGAACATTAAAAGAAAAGAAAGAAAAGATTAAGTTATCTAAGAAAAAGAAAAAGAAATTGTTTGGTCTGGATAAATTTATTGACGAAAATAAGGAGTAGAAAAATGGAAGATACAGAAAAGGCACCGAAGGAATTGAAAGAATTCAAGGAAAACATCTTCAAAGTTAGCATGGTTCCAACCGGATCAGACTATCATCAGAATTGTCATATGTGTAAGAATCCTATTCCACCACATGTTAAGCTACGTGAAATCGTAACTACTATTGGTAAGACTGGTAAGGAAGAACATAATATCATCTGTCCTAACTGTGATTATATTCTTTCAGATACCTACTTGGCATTAATGGCAAGACGATTTGCAGTCATTCGTACATCTGCTGCAAACTATTGGACACGATACTGTTCAAAGAAGCCCATGGAATGGCAGTAAAATGACGGAACTTAGTTATGTTGTCAGTTGATCATAATCATAAGACTGGTATTGTTCGAGGATTATTATGTAATAATTGCAATACTGGTTTAGGATTATTCAAAGAAAATATTATTGTAATGAAAAATATGATTGATTATTTGGAGAAACAATAATGAAAATTGCTATTATGTGTGATTCTCATTTTGGAGTAAGAAATGATTCGGCAGTATTCGATAATTACTTCGAACGTTTTTATACGGAGCAATTTTTTCCAATACTTAAAGAAAGAGGAATAGCTACGGTATTGCATCTTGGTGATGTTTTTGACCGTCGCAAATATGTTAATTATGTAACATTATCTAATTGTAAGAAATATTTCTTTAGTAAATTTGGAGAGTTTGGAATAAAATTAATTGCCTTAGTAGGTAATCATGATACTTATTTTAAAAATACCAATGAAATTAATTCTCTTAATCTTCTTCTACCAGAAGCAAGAAATATTCTTATTGTAGATTCTCCTACGGAATGGAATTTTGACGGGACCATTATTACATTAGTTCCATGGATATGTCCTGATAATTTTGAAGAAACAATTAAGTTGATTAATACTACCAAGTCAATTTTATGTTTTGGTCATCTTGAGATAGCAGGGTTTGAAATGTATAAAGGTTCTCCATTGGCATCAGGTATTGATTCTGATGTTTTTGAAAAGTTTCAGATAGTAGCTACAGGGCATTTTCATCATAAGTCATTTAGAAAGAATATCAAATATCTTGGATCATTATATCAGATGACATGGAGTGATTATGATGATGAGCGAGGTTTTCATATTTTTGATACTAATACCCATGAGTTTGAGTATATTGAGAATCCCCTCCAGATATTCAACAAGGTATTTTATGATGATAATAAGAAATCAATTGAACAGGTTCTTGAGATAGATTTTAAAAGGTACAAAAATACCTATGTTAAGTTGGTGGTTGTTAATAAAACAAATCCATATTGGTTTGATATGTTTCTAGATAAACTTGAAGCTGCCGGTGTTTATGACCTACAGATTGTCGAAAATTCAGTTAATCTTGGAATAGAAGATTCTGAGTTAATTATTGATGCAGAAGATACTACTACTATTTTACGTCGATATGTAGATCAGTTGAATTTTAATACGGACAAGGTTCGTCTTGACAAGTTGTTTGATAGTTTGTATAATGAAAGTCTAAATTTGGAATAGGAGATATTTATGAAGCGAACAATTAAAATGTATGCTGATAATGGTGATGTTAAAATTGATGTTAATTTTAAGGTTATAACTGAAGGATTAAGTATTGATGAAATTGATATTCTTACAAAAGATATCAAGGATAAATTGATGTCACTCCTTCCTACAATTAGATATAGTAATTTTAAAATGTGTGATGCTATATTTAATTAATGATTGAATTTGAAAAAATAAGATACAAGAACGTACTTTCTACTGGTAATGTTCCAATTGAGATATCCTTAAATTCTCATAAGTCTACCCTTATAGTTGGAAATAACGGTGAAGGTAAGTCTACTATTCTAGATGTGCTATTCTTTGCTTTATTTGGTGTGGCGTTTCGTAACATCAATAAGGGCCAGCTTGTTAATTCAATCAATAATAAGAATATGCTTGTGGAATTATGGTTTAAGGCCAATGATTCTGTCTATTATATTAAGCGTGGTCTAAAGCCAAATGTATTTGAAATATGGGAGAACGATAACCTTATTTCTCAGCTTGCTTCTGGCGAGTATCAGGATGTAATAGAAAAGAAAATTATCAAGATGAATCAGAAGGCATTCAGGCAGATTGTTGTTCTGGGTTCGGCATCATTCGTTCCTTTCATGCAGTTGAAGGCTGCTGATCGCCGTGAGGTAATTGAAGACCTGCTTAATATTCAGGTATTCTCTACCATGTTCACTTTGCTTAAGAAGAGGATTGATAAAAATAAGGAAGACCTTACAGAAATCGATCATCAGATTGAATTATCAGAACAAAAGCTTGTCATGCATACTAAGCATATTGAATCATTACGTCAAAATAATGATTCTTTGATTGAAGATAAAATTAGCAAGCAGAAGGAACATTGGACTGAGGTTGAAAAGCATAATAAGACTGCTACAAAATATAATGATGATATTGTAGAATTTAGAAAACAAATTCTTGATGAAACTATTGTTGAAGAAACTTGGTCTGAATGTTGTGAATGGGATGAAAAGCTTTCGGAAAAGTTATTGGTAGTTTCTAATGAAATCCAATTTTTAGAGAATAATAATAATTGTCCAACTTGTAAACAGGATATTGATAATGATTTTAAGGTATCAAATTTAGAAGAAAAGAAAGCTAAGGCAGTATCTGTTCAAACCAAACTTTCTACCCTTCATGAGAAGATGGAAAAGCTGGATATACGTCGAAAGCAGATTACAGAAGTTCATGAGCATATTAATACAAATGTTAATCTTCTAGAAGCTGAAATGAATCAGGTAAGGGTATATGAGCAATTTATAACTCATATTAAGGATGAGATTAATGTATTGAAAGATAAGCAGTATTTTGTAGTTGATGAGCAAGAAACTATTGATATTAAAACTGAATTACTTAATCATCATGGAGAAAAAGAAGAGTTAATCATCAATAAACAGGTACTTGATATTGCATCATCAATCCTCAAGGATGGAGGAATTAAGTCGGTTTTGATTAAGCAGTATGTTCCTATTATGAATAAGCTTATCAATCATAATCTTGCATCTCTTGATGCAGGTTATGGATTTGAGTTGGATGAGAATTTTTCAGAGAGTATTAAGTCTCGTTTCAGGGACGAGTTTACTTATGATTCATTTTCAGAAGGTCAGAAGATGAGAATTGATATCGCCCTTCTATTTACATGGAGAGCTATAGCTAAGCTTCGTAACTCAGCTTCTACCAATCTTTTGATTATGGATGAAATACTTGATAGTTCACTTGATTACAATGGTACTGAAGAATTCCTCAAGTTGATAAAAAATATGACCTCGGATACAAATACTTTTATCATCTCTCATAAAGTAGACCAGTTAACAGATAAGTTTGATAATGTTTTGAAGTTTGAGATACATAAAAACTTTACACAATGTATCCAAGGTGAGGTAGCAGTATGATAGAAGATATACTTAAAATGGCTGATGAAGTCTATCAAAATAGAAACAAAGGTGTAACTATTAGATATGGCACTCGCGAATTTGCTGATAATCTAACAATTATTAATGTTGATCATCTAGAAGAGAAATGTTCAGCAATTAGAGGACTGCAACAACATATGCAATTTTGGAATATTCCATTTGATGTGTTTTTAAAAGATGGGTTTACAAATTTTCTTGATGCTATTGTAAGTATGCAGGAATTTTATCCAAATCTTACTTTCGATTCACAAATGACAGTACTTTGGTATTATTTGGTTTAAAATGGAAACTACAGAATACATAAAGGGTCGAGTAATAGATTATGATTTGGGTTCTGATGAAGAATATCTCAAGAAGGTTATAGAGCCTTTTGATTTCAAAAATCCTCCGGTAGACCCTATTCAGTTATCCTATGACCTTCTTTCAACCATGAGACATTATCATGGTATTGGAATGGCTGCTAATCAAGTTGGAATGGCTCATCGAGTATTTGTTGTTGATTCTTATCCGGCATTGGTATGTTTCAATCCTCATATTGTAGATTTTTCCAAAGACAATTTGATTTATTTAGATGAAGGGTGTCTTTCATATCCAAATTTGTTTGTCAGCATTAAAAGACCAGAATTGATTAAAGTTAGATATACAGAACCAAATGGTAATATCAAGACAGTAACTTTTAATGGATTGACCTCAAGGATATTTCAGCACGAATTGGATCATCTAAATGGTGTTATTTTTTATCAAAGAGCAAGTCTTATTGAGCGTCGTAGAGCCTTTCAGAAAAGAAAGATAGCTAATAGACGAAAGAATAAATAAACATGCCAGAGTTTGATACAACATTTCGGTCAACCGAGAGCGGCTGGCGGGTCCAACATGTAGAAAAGAAGAATATTCCTATATGGGAGTTTGATTTATTGGGTGATGAACAGATTGTTTTTCAACTTGATAGAGAAGTTTCAGCATGGAAACGTTTTTGGACAAGATTTTTCATGGGTAGCAGTTGGAGAAGGGCTAAATGAAAAAAACAACTTATGATTTAAAATTAATGAGACTCAGAAATGAGATTTCATTTATTCGTAGCGATGAAGCAATGGGCGGTTATAATAAACCAGAAAAAATTAAAGAATTAGTGAAACAAATAGAGGAACTTAAAAAAGAACCGATAGAGGACTAAATTATGAAGTATAATGAAGATGCGTTTTTGACTGATGCTCTTGAATATATTAAAGGCACATACACTCAACATTATGTGAGTGGTTCTGATAAAGACCTACAATTAATAGACCTTTGGGCCGCAAGAAATTCGGCCCTAGAAACTTCGCTAAATACAGCTATGAAGTATATACTTCGTTATGGTAAAAAGAATGGCTATAATAAATTAGACCTTCTTAAAGCCATACATTATATTACGTTCGTTGCATATTTTACTCCCACAGGTGATGTGAATGTCGAAAAAGTCAAAGCAAAAAAACACCATTCGTAAAGAGATACCGATTGATATCTTCAATCATGAAGATAAAGATGGTTTCCAACAGTTAAAAGGGACTATTGTTCCGACTACTCAAACAACTATAAAAGAAGTACAGCAGTCTTCACTTGGAGATGCAATGTTTGGGCGACCTATGGCTCCAAAGCCATTTCAGTTGAAGGTTGATATTGCTCAATTACGTCGTAAGAGTATTTTTCTTGCTGTTCCAATGTATGGTGGTGCATGTTCTGGTATTTTTACCCGTTCTCTAGCCGACCTCATTACTCTTGGTGTTAAACATGGAATCAATATTCAGTTGTATTTCTTGTTTAATGAGTCTTTAATTACCCGCGCTAGAAACTATTGTGCCGATGAATTTTATCGTTCATTCTGTACTCATCTTTTATTCATTGATTCTGATATTGGATTTAATGCCAATGATGTTATTGCCCTTCTAGCAATGCAGAGTAGAAGTGTTAATGATCTTTCTGATGATGGTATTGCTCGTGATGCTCAAGGAAATATAGTTTATCAGGCAGATGAAAAGGGTGTTCCACTCTTAGATGATATGTCTCAACCAAAACCGGTTATTGTATGTCCGCCATTTGTTGAAGTTGGTACACCATATGATGTAATTGGGGCTGTTTATCCAAAGAAGTGTATTTCTTGGGAAAAGATTAAGATGGCTGTAGATAAAGGTGCAGCAGATCAAAATCCTAATGCTCTTGAAAATTTCGTTGGAGATTATGTATTTAATCCAAAGAATGGTTCTGGTCAGATTCATATTGGTTCACCAGCAGAAGTAGCAGAACTTGGAACAGGATTTATGATGATTCGCCGTGATACATTTACAAAGATGAATGTAGCATATCCAAATAAGTTATATAGACCAGACCATGTTAGAACTAAGGCATTTGATGGTTCTCGTGAAATCATGATGTATTTTCAGGCCGAGATAGATTATGGAACAGCCCATGATGAAGACTGTTCTCATGAGTTTGGACAGCCAGAAGGAACCATATTCAGAAAGATAGTAGATGCAAAGGCATCAAAGAGATATCTATCAGAAGATTATCAGTTCTGTTATGATTGTCAGAAAATTGGATTAAAGACATGGATTTGTCCATGGATGCAATTACAGCATGTAGGAACCTATGTATTTGGTGGTTCACTTGCCGCTCTAGCTGCAATTCAAGCTAATCCAACAGCCGATGCAGCACAACTTCAGAAGTCGAAAGTATAAGAGGTATATTATGGCAACTCAAAGTGAATATTGGCAGACGATGGGTGCGGAGTTCGAAAAAGAAACTGATCTAAGTATTTTCAAAACGTGGAAGTCTGTTCTTTCAGTTCCTCTATACTCTTATAATGAATTCTTTGAACAATATTCAACAGATGTCTTTTCAATGATTGAAAAGAATCAGTTTCATAAAGGGACTGATCTTAGAGAGTTATTGAAAGAATCTAAGGTAGGTCATACCGAAGAATCATATAAAGAAGTTATGAAAAATTGTAATGGAATTGATTGTTCATCAAATACTCTTAAAAATCTTCATCATATTCTTTCATATGAAGAAATATCAGGTAAGAATATAACTGATTATGATACTATTGTAGAGTTTGGTGCAGGTTGTGGTGAATTGGCTAGTATGATTCATAAGCTTGGTTTTGAAGGTGATTATTATATTCATGATCTTCCACAGGTAGCAAGAATATCAAAGTATTATTTGACAACATCACTTGTTTCAGATAATGTTAGTGGTGCAGGAATTTATATAGATGATGTTACAGCAGTTCCCCTTGTTTATAATGATATTGATTCAGAAAAAAATTCCAAGATTTTATTTATTGGTATTTGGAGTGTATCAGAGACACCTTATGAATATCGTGATAAGATAGCTGATTATTATAAGGGTCAGGATTTCATGTTCATAGCCCAACGCCAGATTTGGAACTATGATAATTTTGATTATTTTATTAATAAGTTTCCATATGTATCTAAAACATGGTCAAGAACTAGAGCTATTCCTTGGCATCCTGGTGATGGTGGAAATGCATACTTTATTTCGTCTGGAGTATAGTTGACATAAGCTTCTGTTTCTGTTAGACTTATGATGTGAGGTTATATTATGAAGATTGATGATCGTACACTTATTATTCTCAAAAGTTTTTCCACCATAAATAAATCAATTCTTTTTAAAAAAGGAAATGTACTCTGTACACTTTCACCGGCTAAGTCTGTAATGGGAATAGCTAAGGTGAATGAAGAATTTCCTATTGATTTTGGAGTTTATGATCTTTCTCGCCTGCTTGGGGTACTTTCAATCTTTGATTCTCCAAAACTTGATTTTGAAGTAGATGAAGATGGTAAAGCATCTTATTTATCAATCAAAGATGATAAAAATCATTCAGTTAAGTTTATTGCCTCGCCTAGTAAGACTTTCGACCATCCATATAATGATGAAGGAAAGTTGAAGCAACCACCATTTTCTGAATTTGAGATTGAGTTTGAATTATCAAACAAAAATCTATCTGTCTTAATGAAGGCATCAGCTATGATGCAACTTCCTGAAATTGTAGTCATAGGAAATGGTAAAGAAATTAAAATAGTTGCTATGGCAGTAGCAAATCCTACCGGAGATGAATATGCGATTAAATTGAATCTTAAAACTAAGCATAAATTTAAAATGGTATTTCCAGTAAATAATATGCTTCTTATTTCAGAGGATTATAAGGTTTCTATTTCATCAAAAGGAATGGGTAAATTTGTTGGTAGTGATATTCAGTATTGGGTTATGTGTGATTCTAAAGAGAGTAAATTTGAGGTATAAGATGGATATTAATCAATTATGTAAAGATTCGTGGGGTTATCAACAGGAAAAGGGTTTCGATACTCGGACTGTTGGTGAAGATATTGCACTCATGCATTCGGAGTTATCTGAGGCTCTTGAGGAACATAGAAGTGGTCATCCTAATGCAGAAGTATATTTTCATGAAAGAAAGCCAGAGGGAATTCCAATTGAATTGGCTGATGTTGTAATACGGATTGCTGCATTTTGTGGTCAGTATAATATTGATTTGGCAAATGCTATCGAGACTAAGATTGCATATAATTTGACCCGTCCATATAAGCATGGTGGAAAAATAATTTAATGTGGCCGATTAGTTTAGCAAGAAAGACAACCAAACTTGATCCTCTTTGGTATTTAGAGACATTTGCTAATTCAGCTTTATTGGATGTGGTTAGACTTCATCTTCCTGAGTTGATTGGGAGACAAATAATAGAAGTTCAACCAATGTCAGCAGAGGCCGGTAGCATTTATAATATGAAATTTTCTTGGAATGAATTACCTTGGTGGAAGAGGTTATATTACTATTATGCAAATAAGCGGTCGGTATAGTTCAACAGGAAGATAAATAGATTAGAGGCAATTATGATCTATTTAATAACTAATAAAATAAACGGAAAACGATATGTAGGAAAGGCAAAAAATCTTAAGGCTAGATGGTATCAGCATTGTTGGAGTTCTAAAAATAGTTCCCAAACATATATACATCGAGCTATAAGAAAATATGGAAAGCGCAATTTTAAAATAGATTTTGTCTGTGAGGGTTATGATAAAGAAGAAGTTGAACAGGTAGCGTTGTTATTGCCAGAATATAATATGACAATTGGCGGTGATGGCGGAGATACTTCCAAATCTCCAAATTATAAAACAGCAATCCAGTTGCGTGATATGTCTGGCAAAAATAATCCAATGTGGGGAAAATTTGGAAAGGATAATCCAAATTTTGGACAAATTAGAGGCAAGACTCCAAAAATTAGTGAAGGTAAGTCAAAACAAAAATGGAAAATAATAACTCCAGAAGGAAAAACATTAATTGTTTGTAATTTAGAAAAGTTTTGTAATGATCTAGGATTTAGTGATTCAACTCATATGTATGCTGTTGCTAAAGGAAAACGTAATCATCATATGGGATACAAAGTGAAGAAATGGAGATAATATTATGTTGGGTGAAGAGTTTTTATTTACGGAGAAATATCGACCACATAAGGTAAAGGATATTATACTTCCTAAGACCTTGGCTACAATATTCCAAAAGTTTGTAGATCAGAAGAATGTTCCTAATCTATTACTTACTGGTAAATCTGGTGTAGGCAAGACAACCGTGGCAATGGCGGTTCTTGATGAATTAGATTGTGATTATCTTATTATCAATGCTAGTGAAGATAGAAACATAGATGTTCTAAGAACTAAGGTTCAACAATTTGCAACATCAGTTTCGTTTTCTGGTGGACGTAAGTATGTAATTTTTGATGAGGCTGATTATCTTAATGCAACTTCAACCCAACCTGCTCTTAGAAATTTCATGGAAAAATATGCTAGTAATTGTGGATATATTTTCACCTGTAATTTTAAGAACAGAATTGTCGATGCCCTACAGGATAGATGTGCAGTAATTGATTTTAAGATTGAAAAGGCCGATGCTCCAGAGATTGCAAAGAGATACTTTATTGTTGCACAGGAAATACTGACTAAGGAAAAGATTGATTTTGAACCAAAGGCGGTTGCATCTCTTATTTCAAAACATTTTCCATCTTTTCGTAGGGTGTTGAATGAGTTACAGACTTATTCAGCAACTGGTAGAATTGATACTGGTATTCTAGCTAATCTAACCGAAGAATCATTTAAGAAGTTGGTGACATTTCTTAAGGAAAAGAATTTTACCGAGTTACGTAAATGGGTAGGAACGGTTGATCCAGATGATACTGAGTTATTTCGTAAGTTATATGATACGGCGACAGAACATTTACAACCAGTAAGTGTTCCTGCATTGATTCTTATAATTGCAAAGTATCAGTATCAATCAGCATTTGTAGCAGACCATCAGATTAATGTGGTTGCCTGTTTAGTTGAGATTATGATGGAATGTAGTTTTAGATAATGAGGTTGTATATGCGTAAATTTGGTAGGATATTTTTATCTATATTTTTATACATGATAGCAGGATATCAAGGTGCCTATGGACAATGGTTAATAGCATTTATGGTATTTGCGATGGCATTAGTATTATTTGATGATAGGATGTTTGAAAGTGAAGCAGAAAAAAACCACACCATTTGATTTCATTAATTCGATATCTTTAACTAAACAGGAGATTTTTAACGATGAAAATGAATCCGCATATGTACCATTCATTGTTAATCGCGGTCTTTCTTATTTTATCGATACGTGTTTATATGCGAATGAAATGAACATGTCGGCTGTTATTGATAAAAAACTCCAGTATGATTATTTGTTTTATTCTATTCGAAAGGGAAAACGATTTAGTCGATGGGCCAAGGCTGAAAGTAACGAAGACCTAAATATTGTCAAGGAATATTACGGTTTTAGTGACAAAAAGGCAGTAGAAGCAATGGCAATTTTGTCGAAAAGTAATATTCAATTTATTAAAAATGAACTTGAAAAGGGTATGACGACATGAGTTCTGAAATTTTTAGTGGCTATGGTGTGGAAGTAACGTTGCCTACCGAAGACAACTTCCTCAAGGTAAAAGAGACATTAACTAGAATTGGGGTTGCATCACGTAAAGATAAAACCTTATTTCAGAGTGTCCATATATTGCATAAGCGTGGACATTATGCTATTATTCATTTTAAGGAATTATTTGCCCTTGATGGCAAACCATCAGATTTTTCTGATGAAGACAAGGGACGCCGAAATACAATTGCTAAATTATTGGCTGATTGGGGATTGGTTAAAATCGTAGAGGGACAGGTTCTTGAACCAATGGCCTCTTTAAATCGCATCAAAATTCTTTCTTTTTCTGAAAAGAATGATTGGAGTTTGCAGGCAAAGTACCAGATTGGAAAGAAAATTTAGGGTATTGACTTATTAAATAAATTCGTGTAGAATAATATGAACAAGTGAGGTTATTATGGGATTAAAAAAAGTTACAGAAACGATTGAAGGCAAGATTGTACATTTTCTCGATGTTGAAGAACATATGGTTGAAAATGTAGTAAAGCTTATCAAATCTATGGTCTCGCGCGATGTTCCACTTAAGAGCATTGTCGAGAAAATGGAAAAGATGAACATGAAGACTGAGGTTGAGGGGGAGACTCCAACTGTTACACCGGCTGGACCCGTTACCGAAATTGTTGTAGAAAGTGGCAATATTCCTGGAGATGTTCTGTTTGAACCAGAAAGTTCTGAAAAGAAAACAGCAGGAAAAGCTAAAAAGCGTGCAGCAGGGAAAGCTAAAACTGGTGCAAAGAAAGTGACTAAGGCTCCAAAGAAGGTCAAGAAGACTACTAAGTCTAAGACTCCTTCAACTGGAAAGAAGCGTGGTCGCCAGCCAAATCTTGAAAAGCAGACCAAGGCTTTTGAATTGATTCGTTCAATGAAGGCTGATGGTAAGGATGTTAATGCTATTGTTAATGCTGGAATGAAGTTGTTTACTAAGTCATATCCAGATAAGCCACCTTGCTCATATCCAAATTTCTATTATTACTTGAATCTTTATAAGAGAAGCAAGTAAACAGGAGAATATATGCGTACATTTTTTGCAGTGATTGGTGGATTTTTAGCATTTATAATGTTACTGGTATTTTTGGCTGCGTTAGGTTTTTTTGGCAGCTATTATGATTTGGCTATGTATCGTTATTTTGCTCCGCGTACTGAGGCTGTAAAGCGTCAGGTGTTTGAGAATACCCCTTCTTATCAGTTGGGAAATGTTCAGACTTTACGTGACCTACAGGCTCAGTATGTTACGGCTGATAAGTCTGGAAAAGCGGCTCTTGGTTCTGTAGTATTACATGAAGCCGGTAATGTATCAAATGAAAGTACATTACCATTGGATGTACAAGAGTTTCTAGCACAGGTAAGAAAAGACCGAGCAGCAGACTATTAAACCGATTTTGAAATAGGAGATTTATTATGAGATTACGTACTTTTATGAGTGTTGTTGGGTTGGCTTCGGTGTTCATGATTTGTCAGGCTGATTCTTGTTCTGCCCCGCCAACTAGTGATGAGATTCAGGCCAATAGTCAAGAACAGGTTCTTAAGGAAGCCGTAGCAGAAGTTGGTGTTCCTAAGATTACTCATTTCCGAGAAATGAAGGTTTACAAGGATATTCTTGAAATGCGCGATGACCCGAAGTTGATTACTTATACGTATTATTTTAATGAGATGACAGGTAAGATTGGGGATTTGGTATGTCAGTCTATTGGATACCCAATTCCCGGTGCGACACAATTTACCAGTCCACAAAAGCTTCAATGGGCACATGATGGTGGAAATGGTTTTGCCGTAGTTCCTCAAGCAGACCCTAATGGGTTGTTTTCACCGTCAAACGAAGATGCTACATGGGTTTTATGTAAAGATCCTAATAGCGATAATGTAGCTCCAATGTATGTAGAACCAAAGGTTATTGCTTCGCAATGGAAGCTTAAGTAATGATTGATGCTAGAGAAGTTAAGCAGCAGCTTAAGCTGATTAAAGAAATGGCCTCTGATAAGGACGAGAAGGTTAAAGCCAAAGCCGCTCCTGCTTATCAGAGGCTTCAAAATATTGTTTTTGATGATTTATCAAAGACCGGAGATCAGAGAGTACGATTGATAATGAAACTGATGTTTGAGTTTAAATTATGAGTTGGATAAACAAAGATAGACCAGGATTTTTCGGACGTAATCGTGATAAGATAATTGCAGGTTATAATCAAGAATATGGCGAAGGTTTGTGGCGATTGATGTTGGCGGCGGTTCCTGATGATGGATATTCAGCTACAGTTATGTATGATTTTGAGAGTGCTTGTAAATCATTTTATGAGTATTCTTATTATGAATATCTTAGAGACCATGTAGAAATGGTTGATGAATTATGTAAGTATTCAGAGTGCTATGATAATGCAGAAACCAATGTCAAGAGCGGGTTTGATTATACTGTTCAGGAAGCATTCTCTACTCATATTCAGGATATTGCAGTTAGGAATGCATTAAAGAGACTTGGAAGAAGTTTTGCCAAAGAAGGACCGTTACTTAAAATAAGAGGCGGCGCAGTTTCAATTGGCGGAACTATGAATCTAGGAGAAGCACTATCACCAGCTAATGTTCCTTATCATGATGTTGGTGATATAATTCAACCATCAAAGTGTCCAATATGGGCTAATGAGGGTAGTGTTGAGGATTTTTGGCAGTCTAATAAAGTGTTGCAAGTGAAAGTTGATGATTTGTTTGGAGAGAAGTAATTCCTTAAAAATGATTGAGTATGTAAAGAGGTTTATTTAGATGGTAAATATCTTTTTTGCCAGTGATCATCATTTCGGTCACGAAAATACATTTTTGAAGTTCAAGCGTGAGGATGGTGTGACTCCTCTACGTCCGTTTACGTCTGTCGATGAAATGAACCAGACTATGATTCAGAAGCATAATGCTGTTGTAAAACCAGAAGACCATGTGTATTTTGGTGGTGATTTTGTTATTAACAAGAAGTATCTTTGGATAGCAAGACAGCTAAACGGTCATAAACGTATTGTTCTTGGAAATAATGATATATTTCCAGTTGAAATGTATCTTGAGGCCGGATTCGAGAAGATAGCAGGATATCGTGTATTCGTTGATGATTTCATTTTGTCTCATATTCCTCTTCGTGAGGATAATGTGACACAGAGATTTCATTGTAATGTTCATGGTCATATCCATGCAAATTTCATAAATGACCCTAGATATCTTTGTATTTGTGTAGAGCATACAAATTATGCTCCACTTCATATGGATGAAGTTAGAGAACGTATTAAGAATAACATTCGATCTTTTAATCAGACTGGACAGGTAATTGATTATAGGGCTAAATTGAATGGTTAATAAATATTCATGAGGTAACTCATGGATTCATTTACATTAATTTCAGGTCACGAAGGATTACAATTACACGTTTATAAGGATACTGATGGCTCTGATACTATTGGTTATGGTTTTCATCTTGATACATTAACAGTTAGTCAGAAAGTCATGTTATCTACTAATCATGGTGGAAACTGGCAGAATATCTATCACACAGGTATTACTTCGGACGAAGCAACGTCTTTATTAAAAGATAGAATTGAAGAAATATCTAGTTGGCTTGATGAGACATTTCCTTGGTATAGAAAATTATCACAAACCCGTCAATCTGTTCTTATGGATATGACATATGAGATGGGTGAGGGAAGTTCGTCTAAAGGAACTGGAATTTTTGGATTTAAGCATTTTCTAGCATCTATGGCTCAGGGTGATTGGGAAGGTGCGGTAAAGCAAATGGAAAGTTCTCATTGGGCCGGTCAGGTTCGGGAGAGAGAACAAGAGGATGCATTATTGATTTTACAAGGATAATATGATTAAAATTATATCATGGCTTACTCCGACAAAAGCAAAAAACTGGAATCGTAGAATATATAAACAGAAAAATCTTTCTTTTAATCTTGCCAGTTTTACTATTAGTGATAATCCAGTAGAAAGATTTTATGTCTATTCAGATATGGATTCCTTACATTCAATTGAAAATATTGTTGGTAAGGTTGGAGTGGTTGATTATAGACCAGATGGTTTATGGATAGATGTTGAATGGATTCCTACACAGACTGGTAAAAATTGTGTTGAAGGTTTAGAAACTGGATTTTATGGTATAAAACCATTTGGTTATGGTAAATCAGATGCCACTGGTTACGTTACCGAATTTCAATTGAGGGGATTTGCATTGACTGCTAGATAGTGATATACTTATATTATGGCTAATTTTTATACTAATGTATGCATGTTGAAAGGAAAGATTCTTGTTAGAGCCATTAAAGATGGTAAACGAGTTTCTTATTCAGTTAATTATCGTCCATATCTTTTCATGCCTGCTAAGGGCAAACAAACAAAATTTAAAACAATTCGTGGTGGTTCTGTCGATAAGATCGATTTTGAGAATCATTGGGCAATGAAGCAATTCATTGACAGATACAAGGATATTCAGGATTTTGAATATTATGGGATGACGATGCCCATATACACCTTCATTAACGATAACACTCCTTCTTCGATTAAATATAATGCCGATGAAATTCGTGTAGTATCACTTGATATTGAAGTAGATACCAAAGATGGGTTTCCAAATCTCAATCCAGCGGGTGCCTCTTATGGAACCAATTATGCCAATAAAGAAATAACTGTTATTGGTCTTAGAAGCAGAGGAAAAAATCTGGTTTTTGGAACTAAACCTTATAAAACATCCGATCAAAATACAACATACATGCAGTGTGAGAATGAAGCAGAAATGTTGAAGGATTTCCTTATTGTTTGGAATGATAAGGATTTCTGGCAACCTGATATTGTAACTGGTTGGAACGTAGGTGGATTTGATATACCATACTTAGTTCGTCGTATTGAAAAGGTAATTGGAGAGAAGTATGCTAAGATGTTATCTCCATGGAGAAATTATACATTTAGAGAATATCAGGCCGGATTTGGCCATACCCAGATAGAGTATGACTTGTATGGTATTGCTGTATTAGATTATATGGCTCTATACAAGAAGTTTTCTTTTACTCCACAAGAATCTTATAAGCTTGATACTGTAGCTCAATCAGAACTTAAAGAAGGAAAACGTAGCTATTCCCAATATAAGAATATGCAGGAATTCTATGAGAAAGATTATCAAGGATTTATTGATTATAACATTCAGGATAACGTTCTAGTAGATAAGCTTGAAGAGAAGAAAGGATTCATTAAACTTGTAATGGCCATGGCCTATGATGCCAAGATTAATTTCAAGGATTGTTTCACTCCTACTCGTGTATGGGATGTTATTATCCATAATCATCTTTTTGCACAAGGAATTGTAGTTCCTAGAATGAAAGACCCAGAAGGTGGTTCTATTGAAGGTGCCTACGTTAAGGAACCTATTAAGGGATTACATAAGTGGGTAGTATCGTTCGATTTAAATTCACTTTATCCTCATTTGATTCAGATGTATAATATTTCTCCTGAAACTTTTATAGGTAGTACTGATCGTAGATTATCAGTTGAAGATGTACTTGATGGAGAATTTAATAATCCAATATACAAGAAGTATTATGATAAGGGTTATACCATAGCTACTCCCGGTCATATCTTCGATAAGAAGACTGTAGGGTTCCTTCCTACTATTATGAAGAAAATGTATGATGATAGAGTAGTATGGAAGAAACAGATGATTGAAGAGAAAAAGGAAATTCAATTAATAGAAGAAGAAATGAAAAAGAGGGGTATAAATATATCATAAATACTCATTGTATGGAGCAATAGTATGTATTTTATGGTTTATAAAATAAATAATTTAAAAAATGGTAGATATTATATTGGAGCACACAAGACTGATAATTTAAATGATGGATATATGGGTTCTGGAATTGCAATTAAACGTGCAATAAAAAAATATGGCAGGAAAAACTTTAGGCGAAAAATAATTAAACAATGCAAGACGGAATTGCAAATGTTTGCTTTTGAAAAAAAGATCATAGAAGAATGTATAGATGATAATCCATGTTATAATATTAAACAAGGTGGAATTGGTGGTTGGACTTGGATTAACAAACATAGACATTTATTTAAAAATCCTATGCTTAATCCAATAATTGCTAATAAAGTAAGTGTAGCTTTAAAAGAAAAATTTCGTACAGATAATAATTATAGAAAAAAATTACTTAAACATTGTGAAAATTTGGCTAAAATGGGGGCTGAATTTAATAAAGGACGAAAGCGCCCATATCATGCTAAATTTATGAAAGAGTGGAGCAAAAATAATTGGAATAAAAATAGAGAAAAAATGAGAGATTCGTTATCATCATGGTTTAAGGTTGTATCTCCAAAAGGAAAAGTGTATAATACAAATAGATTGGGTGATTTATGTGATAAGTTTGGATTATCTTTTGTTACAATGTGGTGGGCTAGTAAAAGAAACAAACAAGTGAGTAAAGGAAAAGCAAAAGGTTGGATATGTCAACAGATTATTCAAAATTAAGTGATAAGGAGTTAATAGAGCGCCATAAAATCGGAATTAATCAAATTGATTATTGCAAAAATATGCAACATCAATTGAAGATTACTTTAAATTCCGGTTATGGCGCTCTTTAGCTATGTAATAGATATTTTCGGTGGTTTGACCCAAGACTTGGAGAATCGGTTACCTTGTCTGGTCAGGTTTCTATTCGTTGGATGGAAACGCGGATGAATGATTTCTTGAATAGAAGAAACAAGACTACCGGATATGACTATATTATTGCCTGTGATACAGATTCAATGTATCTTAGATTAGGAACTATGATTGAAGGTGGTTGGTCTGAAAGAGTAGATCAGAAATATAAAAATATGACACCAGATGAAATTACATCTGATATTGATAAAATATGTGAGGAAGAATTCACCCCATTTATTGAAAAATCTTATAAAGAATTAGCCGAGTATGTCCATGCCTATAATCAGACAATGATTATGAAGCGTGAGACAATTGCCAATAAGGGTATTTGGACCGCTGCCAAACATTATGCCTTGAATGCTTATGATATAGAGGGTGTTCGTTATAAAGAACCTGAGCTAAAGATAACTGGTTTGGAGTGTGTTCGTTCTTCTACTCCATCGTCCTGTAGAGTTTCTATTAAGGAAGCTATCAAGGTTATCATGAACAAGGAACAGGATGATTTAATTAAATTCATAGAAGAATTCAAGCAAAAGCATAAAACTCTTCCTATATCAGAGATAGCTTTCCCACGTTCGGTTAATGGTTTGACAAAATGGGCTGATTCTGCTAGTATATACAAGAAAGGAACTCCTATTCAAGTAAAGGGATCAATTATTTTCAATAAGTTATTGAAAGAAAAGAATCTTACTAACGAGTATCCTTTAATTGTTGATAGTGAGAAGATAAAATTTGTTTATCTCAAACTTCCTAATCATATTAAAGATAAGGTAATTGCTTTCAATGGTATTGAACCACCTAAAGAGTTTGATATTGAGCCTTATGTAGACCATGAAATAATGCTTAATAAGAGTTTTATAGAGCCTCTTCATAGTATTCTTGATGTAATTGGATGGAAGACTGAGAAGAGAGCGACCTTAGAGGATTTTTTCTAATGATTACAGATGCAGAAATAGAATCAGTAGTTACTAATAAAATTTCAGTTTTGAATTGTGATATATGTGGAGACCGTGAATTTTTTGAACAAGTAAAAGGGTTTCATTATACAAATATAGGTGGATTAAATGGATTTCCACCAAAGAATAGTAAATTTTCTAAAGTTGAGTTTCATAGTATTAGAAATCAAAAAATAGTTCAAGTACATATTTGTTTTGATTGTATTATGTCCAAGCTTTCGATTGTGTTTAGAGACTATGTTGATTTTAGTCCGTTATTTGATAAGGTAAATGATAAGGAGAATTAAAATGGCAGAGAAAACAAAGAAAGTAGTAAAGGCTAGTTATACAGTTTATACAAGGGTGAATATTCAAGTTGGAGTTGCTGTTGAGGCTGATTCATTAGAAGATGCAGTAGCAGCCTCTAGAAAATTTACTGTAACCGATATCCTTGATTTTCAAGGACATGATTTTCTAGATGGTGATGATTTAGTAATTGAGGGTGTATTTAAGAATTAATATGATTAGAAAATATATAATGGGTCTGTTGGCTGTAGTTCTGGTTGCTGGATGTTCTTCACATAATTCAGATTCAGAATTATTTTATCAGGCATTAACTAAGCAGACGGTTGAAGCACAGATGAGAAATTCTGTACAGGCTTCTCCTGTAGCTACTCCAGTACCGATTGTGACTATGCATGTTCCTATTGCAGAACCTACATCAACTTCTATTTCTCCTGATGTTATAGCTAGGTATGAAAAACTTACTGGACGACATATAAATAGAAAGCATTTATCTGTTCCGGTGATGAAGTCATTAACTGGTGTTAAGGTTGCAGGAAATTCATCAACATTAACAATTCCTAGTATAGCTGATACTGCTCATGCAATGTTTACTGCTATTGTAAAAAAGTGTTATAATTGTGTAGCAACACTTCTTCCTACGCCGCAACCAACAGCAACAACTATTACTGCTCCAATTCAGACTAAAGGATTTATAACACAAGGAATGGTATTAACGTTGACGTTTATTTTTCTGATAATTTGTTTTTTGATTGTTGTCCTTCCTAAATGGGTTGAATATGGTAGTACTAAAGCTAATAAATGGATGAATAGAAAATAATATGCCAGTAACAACAAAAGCTGTAGCTCGTGGTAAAGAATGGGAAAAAGAAACAAAGGAAGAAACCCTTGTTGATTTTGGATTTACTATTGGTAATGATGATCAAACAATAGATGGGTCAGCAACAATAGCTAGTCTTCAAAAAGAATTGAAACTAGTTAATATGAAGTTGGAGTTTCTTAAGAATCGTATGTTTACAATGTTGGATAATTTTGCTAAACATCCAGAAATACCCACTATCCAATGGCCAAATCGTCTTGAGCATATCAATAAAGTTAAAGACGAAATAACAAAAAAGTTAGCTGAAAAATAGGAGCTAGTATGAGTAATGAGTTCTTCAAAAAAATGGTCACTAAGTTTGGTGATAAAGACACTTCTTTTGCCTCTGACATTCCTGATTCTGTTGTTGCTAACTCTTTTATTGATACTGGCAGCTTTTCTCTCAATGCTATTCTCGCGGCTAGCCTATATGGTGGCGTATCTTCACGCTTGGTTACTTGTTTCGCAGGAATCGAATCGGTTGGAAAAACTTTTTTTGTTCTTGGTATCGTTAGAGCCTTCCTTGCCGCGAACCCGCAATCTGGAGCAATCTTTTACGATTCCGAAGGCGGGGTTACGAAAGAACTCTTTAAGGCAAGAGGTATCGACCCGTCGCAAATCGTTATTGTAAGAAAATTCACTATTCAGGATTTCAGAACTCATGCATTAATGGTTCTTACTGAATATGCAAAGGTTGATCGGAAAAAGCGCCCACCTATGATGATGGTGCTTGATTCTCTTGGTATGTTGGCCACTTCTAAAGAAATGGAAGATGCTAAGAAAGGTTCAGAAAAGAAAGATATGACCCGTCAACAGGTTATTCGTTCTGCATTCCGCACACTTACTGGAATAGCTGCACAGGAAGATGTTCCTATAGTTTTAACTAACCATGTATATCAGGTTATTGGTTCGTTTATTCCTATGACAGAAATGTCTGGTGGTGGTGGAGTAAAATATGCTGCATCGCAAATTCTTTATCTTTCAAAGAGACAGGATAAGGAAGAAGGAAAAGCAGTATCTGGAAGTATTATCAAAGTAAAGATGGTTAAATCCAGAATTTCGCGAGAGAAAACACAGGTTGAAACTCGTATAAGATATGATGGTGGTCTAGATAGATATTATGGTTTGTTAACTATGGGGGTTGATGCTGGTTTATTTGAACAAATAGGAGCTAAGGAAACTGCCCGATTCAAACCTCTATTCGGTCCAGAGGCAGAGAGAGAAGCTGCTGAAATAGCTGCTAAGAAAAAGAAAGATAAAGTTAATGATAAGAGTTATTTTATTACAGCTAATGAAATATATAAAGAACCATTGAAATATTTTACTCCGGATGTAATGTCAATGCTTGAGTTGTATGTCAAAAAGCATTTTAATTATGGACTTAATACAGAAGAGGAAACTGAATTGATATCAGTTGATGAAGATGAATAAACAATTAAAAACTCTACTTCAAAAATACAAACAGGCAAATACTACTGTTTCAAAAATTCAACGAGATATTGATAAAGTTAGATATAGTTCATTTGTTCCTTGTGCTAAATGTTCTAAGAAAATGCGAATTAAGGAAATAGACCTATTTCGTATTAATTGGAAGAATATTGTAGCAGAGTATCAGTATATTTGTCGTCATTGTAAGTATGTAAATAGGGTATTATTTAAGAGTCAAGGTGATAATTTTAGACTATACATGAATATACTTGCCGGTGATTATTTTAAAGATATACCTAAAACAGATGTTTTTCATGATGCTAATGAACCAGCTAAAAGATATAAATTTGTAAATAATTTTTATCTTGAAACGTTGATTGATGAAGAAGTAGCATTTCAGGAGAAGCAAAGTGTTATCAAGAAAGAAGCCTAATGAATTCTGGGAAAAGGAATGGAAAGATATGCCTGAATTCATTTCAGAAAAACAAGAGGCATATGCCAAAATTATAATCCGCTTTGATAATGAAAAAGCACTTCAAGATTTTGCCAAGAAGATAGGTCAGAAGCTTAATAAAAAATCAAAAAGTATCTGGTATCCATTCAAATCTCATTGGGGAAAGGAACGGACCTGTTATGTCCAAAATAAATCCTAGATTTCCTATCTATATTGTTTCAAAGGGACGATGGAATACTAGGTTGACTGCTACGGCTTTGCAAGAAATGAATGTTCCATTTAAGATGATAGTAGAAGAGACTGAATATAAAGATTATAGTAAAAATATTACACCAAATAATCTTCTTGTTCTTCCGCAAAAATATTTAGATAATTATGATACCTGTGATGATTTAGGGTCATCTAAGAGTAAAGGTCCTGGTGCTGCAAGAAATTTTGCATGGGATCATGCTATTGATGGTGGGTTGGATAGACATTGGGTAATGGATGATAATATTGATGCTTTTCATAGATTAAATCGTAATGAAAAGAGTTTAGTTTATACCGGAGCAATATTTAAAGCAGCAGAGGATTTTACTCTTCGTTATGATAATGTTCCATTATCGGGGTTTAATTATTATTCGTTTTGTAAATCAACTGATAAAGTTCCGCCTTATTATTTGAATACACGTATCTATTCTTGTCTATTAATAAAAAATAACAATATGCCGTATAGATGGCGTGGTCGTTATAATGAAGATACAGACCTTTCTTTACGAATATTAAAGGATGGATTATGTACGATCCAGTTTAATGCTTTCCTTTGTGGTAAGGTTACTACACAGAGAATGATAGGTGGTAATACAGAAGAGTTTTATAAACATGAAGGTACAAAGGCTAAGTCTCAGATGTTGGTTGATATGCATCCTGATGTAGCCCAATTGGTTTGGAAATTTAATCGTTGGCATCATAAGGTTGATTATCGACAGTTCAAGAATAATAAATTACAACTAAGAGATAATCTCAAAATACCGAATCGTATCAATAATTATGGAATGGTTTTGACAACAGTGAAAAATTCTGGTATACTACCAAGATGATAGAACAGACAATAATATCCAACCTAATCTTAAATGAAGAGTATACAAGAAAAGTAATTCCTTATATCAAGGAAGAATATTTTAAAGAAACTCAGTATAAGGTACTTTTTAAACTTACAGAAGAATTCTTTGAAAAGTATAATGCCCTTCCTTCCAAAGAAGCCTTACTTGTAGAGTTAGATAATTCAAAAGGCATATCTGATGATGATGCCAAGACTATTAAAACAATTATCAAAGACCTTACTCTTGAGAATACCAGTCAGGATTGGCTTCTAAAGGAAACAGAGGCTTATTGTAAAAAAAGAGCTATGAGCAACGCCGTCCTTACAGGATGGGAAATTATTTCTGGCGAAAATAAGAAACAGACAGAACATGCTATTCCAGAGATAATGCAGGCTGCTCTTGGAGTATCTTTTGATACTCATGTTGGTCATGATTATTTTATAGATGCTGGTGATAGATATGATTTTCTTCATAATCCAGAATCAAAGATGTCTCTTCCGCTTGATTATCTTAATGAAATAACTGATGGTGGTACACCAACAAAAACACTGAACATTATTGTTGGTGGTATTAATGTTGGTAAGACCTTGGTAATGTGTAATTTTGCCGCTCATGATTTACTTCAAGGCAGAGATGTTCTTTATATTACAATGGAAATGGGTTGGCAATATATCGAGCAGAGAATTGATTTGAATCTTCTAGATATGTCATTCGATGATTTTAAGCATTGTGAAAAAGGAATTTATCTTAGAAGAGTTGCTGAGTTAAAGAAAAAGGTAACAGGAAGACTTATCTGTAAGGATTATCCTACAGCTACAGCATCAACTGCTCATTTTCGCCATTTACTTCATGAATTGGAGCATAAGGAAAATTTTAAGCCAAAGACGGTATATGTAGATTATATTAACCTATGTCTTTCGGCTAGACTTAAATATACCTCGGCGGTTACTGGAACCTATATGCCAATTAAGATGATTGCAGAAGAATTAAGGGGTCTTGCAGGGGAACTTGATTTTTCTTGTTGGTCAGGAACACAGTTAACTCGCGGTGGGTTTTCAAGTTCTGACCCTGGTATGGAAGATACAGCCGAGTCATTTGGTCTTCCTGCTACAGCAGATTTTATGGGAGCTATTGTTCAGCCAGAAGAATTGGCCGCTCGTAACCAATATATGTTTATTCAATGGAAGAACAGATATAATTCCAAACAACATAAGCGTGGTATCATTGGTGTAGATTTGAATAAACAGAGATTATATAATTGTGAAAAGGCAGCTACAGAAGCTTTGGTTGATGATTCTAGGCTCGCCCATGGTGAAGAACCAAAATTTAATATGGATAGGTTTGCGGAGTTTAAATGAAACAACAACAAAAAAATGATATATTCAAACGGGCCATTGAGTATGTTGCTGGTTTGTATAAAGAATCAAAAATTAAATTAAATTTAACAGAAAATGGAAATATACTTGTTGCTATGG